ATGAAACCTCTTTTATCTTTAACTGCTATTGTTATGCTAAGCATCTCATCTTGTAAAACCAACAAGCCATTAATAAGCACACAAGCTCAGAATAATACGACCTATGAAGTGTCTTATTTATTTGAACATGATGGTTGTAAAGTATATCGCTTTACAGATAACGGCAGATATGTATATTTCACAAACTGCACAGGAGATGTGACTTCAGTAGAAAATGATTCAATAGAAACTAAGATACAAACAGTTATAAAACGTAAGTGAAAAATTTTAAATTTCTAATATTTCTTCCATTTACACTATATACATAATTTAGTAAATGATAAGTGAAAAAATCAGTCTTATTATAGATAAACTTAAATCTACCAGTATCGTTCACTATGAAAACATCATTAACTCTTGTTGAAAAAATAATATCGACTCTTTTATTGATCATTGGTCTATTATTTACCTATCAGGCTATTTCAGGCTATATCCTCACCTACATTATATACTTTGATGCTCCAACTTCTTATCGTATTTCTATAGCCACATATGTCTCGAATTTATTAATTGGAAATTTACTGATAATATCATCTATATTGTTCTTTAAAAGAAAAGCTCTAGGAGCCTTACTTTATAAATACACAGGGATCATGGTTATACTTTATGCTATTAATCTCAACCTTTTTGATATAATAGCATATTCTGATATACGATGGTTTGATATATTATTAGGAACACTTTTACTTCTTGCATTAGGTAGTTTTCTTTGTATTTATTTCTGTCGTAAAAATGATCTCTACAAAAGTAAGCTTATCCTACCATCCTTCATTATACTTGGAATAATAACTTACATCTATATTGATTTATTCTTTTGTGACTGGTACTACTATTTTTATGTACAGAAATGAATTCAACTTTACTATATAATAAAGATTAACAAAAATTTAAGTTGTATTTAATCTTCTAATTAAGCACTACAAAAAGAAAAGCAACCGATACTTTGATTGCTTTTCTTGTGAGTTGAACACTCTATCGAATTATCGAACAATTTTATCGAGGATTGGAAGACGATTATCAGTTTTACTCAAAACTCCTTATTTTATCCAAATCAGGATTAAGTAATACGTCTAAGTTTTTTGTTATTTTCTCAGGTGACCAATTCCACCACTCCAACTGTTGAATATAATTAATCAGCTCATCATCAAATCGTTTTCTAATAATTTTTGCGGGGTTTCCTCCTACAATATGGTATGCAGGAATATTTTTTGCGACAACAGAGTTTGCCGCAATGATAGCTCCATTTCCAATTTCTACTCCAGGCATAACAGTTACATTCTGCCCAAACCAAACATCATTCCCAACTATTGTATCCCCTTTTATTGGTAGATTATCTAAACTCATAGGTAGCTTATCCCAACCTTTACCCATAATATTAAATGGGTAAGTAGTAATGGCATTCATCTGATGATTTGCCCCGTTCATTATAAATTCTACACCTCTGCCTATTGCACAAAATTTACCAATGATAAGTTTATCGCCTATAAAATCATAATGGTGAGTCACGTGATCCTCAAAGCTCTCTGCACCATCTTTGTCATCATAATAGGTGTAGTCTCCAACTATAATATTAGGATTCTTGATCACGTTTTTAATAAAGCATACCTGCTTTATTTTTTCATTTGGATAGATTATTGATTGGGGATTGGGTCCATTCATAGCGTGAGTATTGATTGAGAATACAAATATAACAAAAAAGCAATCTCAAATGAGATTGCTTTTCTTTTTAGTTGCGGGGACCGGATTGTATTCTAATCATTTTCACTTCTTAACTACCTGATATTAAACAATTATATTGAACTATTTTTACATTGTTTGTCCCGAATTAGTACCGGAATAGACTGCTTTAATATCTTTTATAGGAACTATTTACTATCCTATTTTACTAATCTTTCCTTCGAGAAAACCCTGAATTATTGCAGACTTCTGCTTATTGTCATTAACAAGAAGCTCATTATCCTTCTCTAATTGAGCTATGTATTTTCCCTTATAATCCGGCTCTTTTTTATGTCCACCTAGAGCTTCTGCAGCTAAACTTTCATCTAGATTATGATTGGAATATTTTTGAATATTGTCTTCTCCTATATTATTGAAAATTGATCCAACACCAGTGATTAACCAATAAAGATTTGTCTGAGGAAATTCGCGTAATATATCACCAATCACATCGGATCCGATGTTGGCTCTAATAGTCCGGGCAAATGACTCACTTTTACCTATCTGCAACGAGAATTGTCTTGCAGACAATCCTAATGCCTCTATCAGTAAGAAAATACGCTCTTTCATGTTAAATTATATTAATGGTTAATATATTACCAATAAAAGCTTTTTTATTGGTAATATATCCACTATGTTTGCATCTGTAACGCATAATGCGTGCATAATGCACATATTCTGCACAAAAATAAACAAGTAAATATAACACATCAATACCAAAAAAATGGTAACAGAAGAAAAAACTTTTACAGAAAAACTAACTGAGCTGAAAAAATTTTTAGCAGACAGGGAACTTTTAGGTGATTTGGAAACTAGATCCGGAGCTAAATACAGAACTGTCCATTATGCTTTCACGGCAAAATCAAAAGACGAATTAAAGGGCAAACGGTTGAAGGTGTTTCAACAAGCTGTCCTTATGAGAAAAGAAATTGATGAGCTTTTTGTTGCTTTCGAAGGAACACCTAAAGTGAATACAGATGGAGCAGATTGAAATGACCTACGAACGTGATTTGCTTTCGGATCGTGAATTTGAAATAGTTGAAGAACTCGTTTTCAAAGGGACAAAAAAGGAAGCAGCCGTTCCTCTGGGTATTACGGTTAGGACTGTTGAGACTCAGACAAAATTCATCTATAAAAAAATAGGAATAACCAAACTGAATGAATTAACACTCTGGTATTGTGCTGTGAAATTTAATATAGCCAAACAGATAGAGATCAGAAAAAAAGAAATTAAAACCGGAATCCAAACTATTACAAAAGAAGTTCCCAGAACAAAAAAAGAGGTTGGAACCGGAATATTATCACTAATGATGTTAGCCAGCCTGACATTCGATCACTGCGATGTTTATTTCAGAACCAGACGATATCGCCGGAGAATGGAGACTGAACAAACCGAATCACAAATAGATATTCATGGAGCATAAAAAACAAACGATTATGGATTTTTTCGCAGAAGAAAAAGGTAAAGCTCACGAAATCCTTCGTGACATGAAAAAAAGAGAACAGAAGCTTAGGCTTATACCTATAAAAGTCGCTCGGAACACTTTTGTCATGATGTCCCCAAATTCTACACGGGAGGAAATACAGGCCAAAATAAAACTCTATAATAAGAAATGATATGAGAAAAGACATATCCATTGTACATATAAAATCCTCCACCGGTATAGATTCAGAAAATCATTTATTGACTTTTGATTACAAGGCCGGTGAAAGCATGAAACCAGTTACATGTGTATGCACATTCTATGCCAACCAAAACTTTTTGGATGAATTAGAAGCTTCTAAGATCGTAAGCATACAGTCCGGAAGTTTTTACAGCTACCCATCCAATGGGATATCAGCTGTATGCTCTTTTACTCTACTCCCAAAATTCTCTTATACCAATCAAAAATTAGAAGATATCATGTGTAACCTATTTGAGAAGTATAATTTATGAGGCACAAATGGATAGAAGACAACAGCCTGTGTCCGGACTTTCCCGGCACATATAAAATATCCAAATGTACAAAATGCGGATGCCTGAGGCTTCACCTCTTTCTCGGAAATGTGTTTTCGAAGCAATTTGTACAGCAAGGAAAAAAAACAGAAAAGACACCGGAGTGTGACAGATAACTGTCATTTAAGAACTCCATGCAAAATATTATTTATGCATGTCAAAACCATAAATAATTGTAACCATTGTAACCCCGTAACTTAATGATTTCTATACAAGACATATATGACAAGACCAATCAAGGTCTGGATATAATATTAGATTTTTTACCCCAAGCTCGAGAAGCTCTGACCTCTACGAATAAACATTTCCGAGTTCGAGCATCCGAAAAAACACCATCAGCATCCCTATTCCTTAAAACAGAAAAAGATGGCAGCAAGGTGTGGAAAGTCAAAGATTTCGGCGACGGACCGGCTATGTCTGCCATAGATATCTGTATGCAGGATTTAGGAATCAAATTTACAGAAGCTCTTTATTATCTGGCCGAAAAGTACGGAGTAACAGAGCCGGATCTGATCGCAGAAGTGAATAAACCCGACATCCGAAAAAATCCGGCAAAAGAAGATGAACCCGATGGATCATACTTCCTGAAGAAAAAAGAAAAATTTACTCCGGAAGAACTGAAGATACTAGGTCCCCATGTAAAACAATCCGACTGCGAAGCTTTAGGCTATTACTCCCTGGAATATTATCGTTCCACTAAAGAGGGAATATCTACTATTATATACAGTAAAGATACCTATCCGATATTTATGCGTGAATGCAAATACAAAGATAGTAACGGAGCTGAGCAAACTTTTTACAAAACCTACAAACCCTTAGAACCTCAGAAACAATATCGCTTCAGGAGTTTTGGTAGCAAGCCAGGGAATTACATTCATGGACTTAAAGAACTGAAAAAAGCATACGAAGACAATAAGAAAATCCAGATGCAAACGAAGGAATATGAAGAAGCCATGAAAGATGGCAAACCATATGAATTTGAACGATTAGATCAGGCATTTATTGTATCCGGCGAACGTGACGCACTATGTATCCAAGCTTTCGGTTTCAGACCCATCTGGTTTAATGCAGAAGGATACAACCTATCTGAATGGGAACTCAAAGAGATACAAACCTGTGTCAAGAAAGTTTATTATATCCCGGATATTGATGAGCCGGGTTATAAGCATGCTCATAAAATGATACTCAAACATATAGACCTTTATACCATCTGGTTACCGGAGAAGCTGAAAACCTATCGAGACAGACGGCATCGTTCCCGTAAAGATTTCCGTGACTATTGTGAAATATATCCGGACAAATCGGACTTTACTAAACTGTTCAATCTGGCAATGCCATCCCGGTTCTGGGAATACAGCGATGATGGAAAAGGCCGCAAAAAATTAGATATAAATGCCGAATATGTAACCTACTTCCTACGTTGCAACGGTTATATCTCCCTTGAGAATAAAAATGCAAAGACAGGATCTATGCTTGCCCGTGTCAAAGGAGATGTAGTTGAAGAAATAAAACTGAAGGACGTAAAAGCATTCCTGAAGCAATTTGTCTGGAACAGGCATTTGCCCGTCGAGATCCGGAACCTGGTACGTAATTCGACAAGGCTATCCGAGTCGAATCTCGATCTGGACGAAGTGCAGCTCTCCTTTAAGGATTATACACCCGGCTCTCAATTCTTTTTCTTCCGAAATACAGTCTGGGAAGTAACCGGAAAAACAATTAAAGAATACAGCCCCGGTAACTCAGGCCGACACGTTTGGAAAGACGAGCTGATCGATCACCATGTAAAAAGACTGGATCCATCATTTAAAGTAACGAAAGTCAATCAGGATGATGAAATTTCGGATAAAGATATAAATACAGCTCTTTTGAATATAGAAGTCAATGCCGAACACTCAAGCAACTTTTTTCGCTACCTGATCAACACATCCCGGGTATTTTGGCGAAAGGAGTTTGAGCCTGAGAATGATGTCTATCCACACGTGCAAGACCTGACACCGGAACAATATCGGAAGCAATATCACTTTGCCATTGATGGCCCGGCATTAAACAAAGAAGAAATAGCCGAACAAAAGCTACACCTGCTCAATAAAATATTTTGCCTTGGTTATTTGCTTCACCGCTACAAAGCAGAAGATAAAGCCTGGGCAGTCTACTGTATGGATAATAAGATAGGCGACAACGACGAAAGTAACGGTGGATCCGGAAAGTCTTTTTATGCAAAAGCACCGATGCTATTTATGAAATCGGAGATACTTCCGGGTCGTGATCCTAAAATGATAGAGAATCCCCACTTACTGGGTAACGTGACCGAACATACCGATTATATATTGGTGGATGACGCTCACCCTTATCTCTCACTCGATACGTTTTACGATCGTATTACAACAGCTTTGACTGTCAATCCGAAGTTTAACGCTGCCTATACCATACCATACGCCTTGTCTCCAAAGTGGGTATTTACAACCAACTTTACTAACCGGAGTATGAGTCCATCGACAGCACGTCGTCTGTTATATACTGTATTTTCAGACTACTACCATCAACAAACCGATACCAACGGATATCTGGAAACCCGTAAAATAAAAGACGATTTCAATAAGAATCTTTTTGACGAGTTCTACTCCTCTGACGAGTGGAATGCAGACCTTAACTTTTTTGTGGACTGCTGCCAGTTTTACTTATCGATTGTAGAACAAACAGGAATGCTTCAACCTCCGATGGGTAATGTGCTGTCACGAACATACAAGGCCTTGATGGGCGAACCCTTCTATAACTGGGCTGAAGTATACTTCTCCGAAAATTCGGGCAATATCGACCGGCTTATCCCCAGAGACGAAGCCTTTACCGACTTCAAGACTATATCCAAGATTAGTGCATGGACAACACAGAAGTTCTCCAGTGCCCTTAAATATTATTGTCTGGACTCGAGCCGGATCATAGAACTGGATCCAAAAGAGCTGAAGAACAATGGCGGACGTATCATTAAAAAACACCAGGGAAAATCAACAGAGATGATTTATATAAGGACAAAAGATACCATAAACTTTATTGATGCAGACAATTATGAAAAAGACAACAACACCCCCGATGCCGGTGGCAAAGGCCCTATGCCTTTCTGATTACAGGCTAAGTCCTGTAATGCTGCCATCTGAAGTAAGTACAGTTTTGGAGGACCTAAAGACCAGAATGGGAAGCCATCGGTTTTACCCTATTGCCAACCAGGTATACTTTAATCTGGATCAGATGAAGCCGGGTATGTTATTTTGCTTTCAGCAGCACTTCAGAGGTGAAAACTGTGAAGTGTTTATGGTTGTCGCCTTCAGGTATATCGTCGATCATATGGACTATGAGTTCTTAGATGATTACAGTGCTATTCGCCGGTTGAATCTTACATCTCTTTTTAAACTTAAAAACAAACAATTACAGAAAAAAGAATTACAAACCAATAAAGAAGAATGAATTATGAGCAAAGTAACAATTGAAATTACCGAAAGTGGATGGAAAACAACCGTAAACATTGAAGGTGAAATTTATTTCCTTGAAATGATGAAGAATGCAAATGGAGCTAAAGAAGTTGGCAGATCGGTCAACTGGCATATTCTGTCTGACCACGATTATTATTTTCATAATGATACTCCTTCAGACATAATGGAAACACTCGGAGAAATTGAAAATGATAAGTAAATCTAGGATGAACCCAATCAATCTTCATCTTTAAGCTTATACCCTAGAAACACTAAACCAAACCCTATAATTCCAGAGCCAATAGAAACAGGATAATCCTTGATCCTCTCTGGATGCTTGACTATACGGCGGGGCCACGTAATGGCTGAGAGTAATACAAGCAAGAATGCGATTCCTAAAATAAAATCACCTAAATATTTTTTCATTATTTAATAAAAAAAGTGTTTACAAATATATTAAATTTTAATAAGATGAATCAGACAGACCAAAAGAAAGTAATTGATGCCAGCTTTACTATTCTGCGTAAACAGGACCTCCCGACAATTATTATTAAAGCCAAAACAATTGAACATCCGGATAGTTGGCGTACTATCGGAAAATTCGACACTAAAGCAGCTCGAGACAGAGAGTTTAATAAGCTATTAAAGAATAGTAAATACATAGAAGATTAACAGAAACTAACCACACCGCAAATTTACGGACTGAATAAAAACAAAAGAAAACATGGAATTATTACCAACAAATGCCAGGCCAAAAGAAAGCCTGTTTCGAGCTAATGATGATGGGCTATTCAATGCTTCATCATTGGCCAAAGAATATGGGAAAGATGTATACGGCTATACCCGTACTCAGAAAGTCAAAGATATGGTAAAGGATATCAGCCTAGAATATGGACTGGATCCGGCTCAAGAATTTACCGATAAGGGAAATATTGTTCGGGTGATCTCCGGGGGGACTGCTCCCGGAACCTGGATGCACCTCGATGTATTTATTAAGTTTTTAGGTTGGCTGAATCCTAAGCTCGAGAGAGACTTTATAAAAGGTGTAATTGAAACAAACAAAACAGCAAGTATCGATCCCCATCAGGAGCAACTAGCCAAAGTTGAAGCTGAAATAACTACCCTAAAAAAGAAGCTCTCCAGGAATCCATTCTATAAAGATCTAATCCGGAAAGAGAAGGAAGCAAAACAGATCCGTAAAGAGATAGAAAAAGGCCAAAAGAACATAAGGACCAATCTGATCGAGACCTCAAAAAATAATCAAAAGTTACTCAAATAACCAAACCGCAAAATTACGTAATGAAATAATGTATTAATTATGGCAAAGAAACATTTCGAAACCCCAAGATACTACAAGCGTAATTCGAGCTCAGTACTATATATTGCTTTGTGGCCCGATGGAACATCTACCAGTATCTATAATAATGAATCTAAGATCTCAATTTCGAGACGTGATGAACCGCAAACGACAGCATTCTTGAAGTTTTATGGTGAACAATTATCTCCTGTTCCCGAATCGGAATTTGTAGATCTATTTCATAAAACAATTGCATCACTTCAGGACGATATATATAAACATGCTGAATCATGATAGGACCAACCAGAATAAAAGTTGCTAACGAGTACAGGATGGCTTATCGTATCGGATTAAGAATGTATGTTTTTCCTCCGGATCCTCCGGTGGGTGACTTTAAAGCTCTCCATAATTGGGAACCTGAAAAGTTATCTCTTTACAGATCCTTAAAACTCATTCTCGAATTAAAAGGTATTATAAAAACAAAGACGAAAATGGACGAAATAGAAGAATTACTACACAAAGCAAGGCAGCTGGCCACCGAGAAAGGATATCCCTTCTTCTGCTCATGTACTGACCTTAAGACAGGACGAGCCTGCATATCGATAGGCCACAAAGATAAGGATGGTATTCTAAAAATGCTAACGGCGGCCTGTGTACAGGAACCCGAAGTTAATGCTATCATACGAGGAACATTCGTTGCTACAGTAGCACGTATAGCTAAAAATGAAATGATAGCAAATCAAGCCCAAAAAAGTGGAAAAGCAAACTAACCCATTGTATCATACTATCTGTTCATAGCTCTTTTGCGCATCAAGAAGCACAACACTTCATATCAATACTACCAATGCGGAAAAGTTCATTTATCAAACCCGGCGAAGCCGTATAAACGAATAAAAAAGAAGCGATGTTTGTTTTAGAACATCGCCTTTTTTATGCCTTAATTAATAAACCGTCGAACTCGACAAAGCTTCTACATATATCTCTTTTACATACACATCACACAAGGGTATAACAAAGGCAATATAACCGCTAAGGTAAGCACTTTAACTAAATAAGCAAAGGTATTAACAATAATTAAAACCCGTCTATTTAAACGCCTTTCCGGGGCTTTCCTCTTTTTCTCCTCCCCTCTTTAATCTCCTATAAATTTTCGTAACTCTGTAACCAATATTTGAAAAAAAAGAAAAGTATTAATACTATAAGAAGTTACATAGTTACAAAAGGTTACAAAGTTAAGTTACAAAAGGTTACAAAGATTATATACTATGTAACCAGCCTATGGGGTTACAGCCGGTTACAAACTGGTTTCCTCTGAGTAGACTTAATGACACAAACTTTGTAAACTACTTAATATGCACATTTTCAACTTTATGTATTGTAAATCGTATAAGGTTACAGAAAAACAAAAATTTCCAGTAGATATTGTTTTGCCGGAGAATTACTTTGGTGAGCATTTATTGTGTACAATATGTATTTTACAACTATTTAACATAGTAATTACAAGCGGAAGCACGGTTGAAATATTCACCATATTTTTGTACCTTTATATGAATGATTTATTATATATAAGTATGGTTAAAACTAATATTGAAATAAAAGGACATCTGGCCGAATACTTGAATGGTAAATATTTCAACCAGGAGGAAGATTGTGTATGTCTTCCTGATAGCCTAGACTTATACCATGCCATTTGGGATTTTATGATAAAAAGGCCAAAAGATTGCCAAGTTGATCCTCCTGGTAATGTCTCTTTAGGTCTTCCGGATCGTAGAGTGGGTAAAGATCCGGCTACGTATAATTATCTGGGGGAACGAAGCGTCTCATTTATCGAGAAACGAGTCGAGACTATGTTCTTTGCAGAGCTTCGATCTGAATTGGATATAAATAAGCAACAATATGGAATCAACTACCTGGATACAGTTTATTGGTTTATCAATAAATATAAAATTGAATCAATAACAGCTGATGCACTAATAAAAGATTTTTATCGATGGCGTGAGGTTATTAGACGAAGAAAAGTCAGACGGAATTACAATAAAAAAGCATAAATATTTGTCCGACCAAGTGCATCGTTCTGTCCTTTTTTAGTGGTAAAATGGTGGTAAAATAGTGAAGTATCTAATTTACAAATTATTACTATATGAATTCAATTATTTGCCAAAGGCTTAAAGTCGTCCATCGGGATGATATTGAGAAAATGTATCCGGGAACTATAAATTTGAAAAATGGAAAATCATTTATGAATATTCCATTAGAAGAAAGTGCAACCTATCAGAGTTCCTCCAGGAATGAAAGTGGTGGTATGGTAATAACTGAGACAGTAACAGCTACAACCAAGTATGATGAAAAACTTTTTTTAATTCGTTTTCCTCTTCAATACTATGTTTTGATGCTTTACACAGATAAAGGATCTTTTATTGTTGGTTCAACAGAGTATCCTGCAGAGTTGACACATTCTAATGATAAAATCTTTGTAAATCTTACTTTTAAAGCCGTTTCTCCGGCATAACAAGTCCTTTATAACACACTTGTATACCTTTAACATTGCACAAAATAACGTGCAATGTTTGAAAATCTAATCACAGAAATTACTTCTTCTCCCTTATTGTTGAGACAGTCAGCGATCCAAAACGTCGAACTGTTCTGCCTCAAGATGATTAAGGGAGAAAAAATAGAACTGCAGCAATCTCCACAATTAAAATATGCAGGTCTTATCGCTCCGGGTGGTGACTATCCGGATAATCCCTATGACAGCTTTGAAGAAAATTCGATAGCGGTGATTCCCATCATCGGTACAATGTATAAATATGGATATCAAAGTTGGTTTGGATACGTACCAGGTATTGATGATGTCGCAAATATGATTCGTTATGCTAACGGATCTAATCAAATAATCGGAACTATTCTCCTTATAAATACACCCGGAGGAACTACCCAGTCAGTTATACAGATTGAAGATGCACTACGAACCCGAACTAAACCTTCAGTTGCTTTCATCGATGGACAATGCTGTTCCGGTGGAATTTATGCTGCATCTTTTTGCGACCGAATCGTAGCAGCTAATAGAATGTGTGAAATCGGAAGCATTGGTACACAAATGACCATGCTCGATTTTTCAGAATATTACTCAAGTATGGGCATTAAAAAGATTACAGTGAGGCCACCCGAATCTTCCTTCAAAAATACTGAATACGAACAGGCATTAGCCGGTGATGACAAAAGGCTTATATCTGAAAGTCTTACTCCCTTTGCCCAACATTTCCAAAATATACTAAAAGACAACCGTCCCAATCTCGATCTGTCCGTTGAAGGTATTCTTGAAGGAAAAATATTCTATGCTTTCGATGCCGTTCAAAACGGATTGATTGATAACATAACAAATTTTGATGGAGCTGTACAGCTTCTTCAGTCACTTCATACAGAAAAACAATCCTTTTATTCATACTTAAAAAAATAATTCAATGTTAAAAAAATGGCAAAAAAGACTTAAGACTCTGATAAATAAGTTCGGATTTCAAAAGAAGCTTGAAACCGGAGAGTTAACTGCTGACGAGCAAAAGCAACTGTTTGCAGAATATGAGAAAGAGTACGGTGTAACCTTCGAGGCCGATAGAGAAGCCAATGAAGACGATCCAGAACCGGACAAAAACATCTTATCAGAGAGTGACCAGAAAGAACTGGCCAATATGTTTGGAGAAGCTGCACCCAAAACTGTACCCGATCTAAAAGAGAAGGTAATTGAACAGAAAGCTAAAATCGAAACGTTGGAAAAAGATCCCGAACCGGATACTCCGGTAACTGTAGTAAGAGCTGATCCTACAGGTGTACAGATACTATCCAGAACTTTAGGACATACTTCGCATACTGCAGAACATCTTTTCGGTATTGCTAACCCTTTGATGGCTCGTGGTAATTGGTTTAACGAACTTACTGTTACGAAGAAAGGCATAGTCTCATCAATCAGTAAAAAACAAAGAAATGAGTTTAAAGATGCCTTTGAATCTTTCTCCAGTCAACTAAAAGCCAGGGCACAAGAATTGGAAGACGGTAATATGTTAAGTTTACTCGACTTTAACAAGCTCATTGCCGGCACTGGGGCTATAGATTATACCCATCTATATGATCAAGCCGGTGAATTCATCGTTCGCCGTACTGATCTTATACTTGCTTTCCTGAGAACTTTACCTACAGTGGATCATATCTTCCCGATGAGATCCAACATTCAAAATAAAGAAATAGCACCGGGTGCTAACTTCGGAGAGTTATCTCAAGGATATCGTAAAGGCAAAATATTTAAAGGTCAGGTAAACTTCACAGCTGAAATCTACAGTGTTGTTGATGTGATGTTCAAGTTTTTGTTTTATGACTTGATACTCCTTGAAAAACAATACATCGGATATCTTAACAAAGAAGGGTCTAATGTAATCAAGTGGACTTTTATTGAGTGGATTATGGTACACTTTGGTACGATTTTGCGTAACGAGCAAAACAAAAGGCGTATCGTTGGAGTAAGGACACCACAACAAAAAGTAGTTGCTAACCCTGCTATGTTTGCTGCAAATGGTGGTTTGAGAGCAATACAGTTGGTTGAAGATGGATTAAAAGTCTATCCTAACAAAAACTACCGGACTTATAACGATTCTACTATTGTAGATTATTTTGAGAATTTCTGGGATTTTCACACTCAATTGTTACCTTCAATCGAAGGGTACGAGATGAATGCCAATCTAAAACATCGCCCTTTATACATACGTAACTTCCGTGAAAAATATGGTAGAGATACTGATTTTGGAGGTGTAACAGCCGGTATGATCAACGATGTTGATGCCAATATCAAGTGGGTTCCAAATATGCCCATTAATAACTACAAAGTGTGGATCACTACGCCCGGTAACGTGGAAAATCATGAAGACAAACCCTTCGAAATGCTCGACTTCTATTTTGAACGTGATTGGGAGGAGATGGGAGTTATGTCACGTTGGAAGGAAGGATCCGGACTTCAACAAGCAGGAATTCAATATAAAACTTTGGAAGAACTGATTGCTACCGAATATGAAAATCAGTGGATCTTCACCAACTTCCCAGCAACCACTTTAGATGCTGACGAAACAACTGTAGATGCAAGGCTTAATTCGTTATTCGAAACAGGAGCAAATACAACTGCTACCAATATATCCAATATCATAAAATTCAAAGGCGATGTGGTTATTCGGATTGTTTGTGGAAGCCTCGAAAATGCTACAACTGTAAAAAAAGAAGGAAAGTTCAAAATCAAAGAAGATTTTGTTCCAACTGCCATAGATGATTTTATTGAGCTGTACCCTGAATGGGAAGATTACGAAGAAGAAATAGAAGGTGAAATGGTGACACTGTCTCGTCCTTCCGGTAATTTCCTTGAACTCTCACGTCGTGTTTCTTAGTATTTAGTTTTCAAATATAACCGGAGTTACAGCTCCGGTTATATTCATTACCAACAAATTTAAAAAGTAAAATTATGCAATTGAATAATTTAAAGAAGCAAGATAGAAGCTCAAAACTAGGAGCATTGAAGTATAGGATGTATGTGGCAAAGATGCAGTCTGTAGCAGTGGAAGATTACCCCAAACCTATGGGTGTGAGAATAATGTCAAATGTTCTTTTACCCGGTGAAGTTTTTAAATTTATAGATAGCAAGGTCAATACAATCAAACCTAATGTTGCTCCGGGTGAATCTCCTTTTAATGGAGTTATAACCTTATCACCTACAATAGAGGGTATTTCTGAAGAAACTCTTGCCTGGGCATATGATAATGTCGGAGAAGACTTTGTTGTTGTTTACGAAAGATGTTCGGATGGAAAAAGATTTATTGCCGGAGATCCATGTTCAGGAGGTTTAAAATTTGCTTATACAGCAATTGGAGACTTAGATGGAGGTATATCCGGTATTGCTTCAACCTTTACAGGGGGAGAATGTCCTAATCCAATTTATTTTTACGAAGGACCACTACCTTTGGCTGAAGCCGATATTATAGCTGCTGATGCTGCTACATTCGCTTTAACTGATAATTTCCAATATCAGCTATCCGCAAATACATTAACAACTATATTGAGTAATATCACCAATGTAACAGATTCTGATACAGGCCGTATTATTGAGATAATAGGAGCAGGAAACACCAATTCAACTAAAATCATTCCTTCTGATAGTTTTATATTGAACCGGGGACTTGACTTTGTTGCCACAGCAGGTAGCCGGATCAGCTTCATTATAACTAAAACAGGCTCAGGGTATGCTTTCTTCGAAATATTCAGAGCTTAAAATATAATACTAATCATATAGAGCCACTTCGGTGGCTTTTATTTAATATAGCCATAATATGAGTAAATTAACGTTTCCACAAAAAAACAACTTTGTCGTTAAACATAGTGACGCAAAGTTTTTCGATAAGGATCTCGAGCTATTTAAAAAAGAGTGTCCAGGTCATAAGTTAAACAATCAGCTCACTAGAGTTTCAGATTACAATAAATCGAAACTCGTAGGACAAATGCTATCTATACTTTTAGATAAGGTCACTCCAGAGGAAATACTTGCAAACAGAGAAAAAGAGATTATTGTACAACCCGAACGAAAAACGATCGAAGAAACAAAAGATTTTCTATTAAATACAATAGGTGTTGATGAAGATGATCTCGAAGCGATGGGTGATGCCTATATCGAATTTTTATCCTTTAAATCGGACGATGAACTCATCGATTTATTTGCAAAGATATTGTCTTCAAGAATAACAGAGAAACAAGATCCTGTCGTCGTTGAAGGAACTACCAAGGGAGAACAAACCAATCAGGAGAAAGCTCCGGATCCTGTTATCGTTGAAGAAACTACCAAGGCAGAACAAACCAACCAGGAGAAAGCTCAGGATCCTGTCGTCGTTGAAGAAACTACCAAGGCAGAACAAACCAACCAGGAGAAAGCTCAGGATCCTGTCGTCGTTGAAGGAACTCCCAAGTCAGAACAAACCAATCAGGAGAAAGCTCAGGATCCTGTCGTCGTTGAAGGAACTGATAAAAAAAAAGAAGCAAAAGCGAAGAATTCCCCAAAATAGATTGGAATAACAATTCTGATCCCCATATCCAATTGTGCATTCTCTTGTATGACGATCGTGTAAAAACTTACCATCGTATGCAAGAGATTGACGTTTTATTAGACAACCATCCTGACATGGCCGAAGAAATGGTTCGCAATGCTATACGAAATCAACAGGCACATAGCGAGCTGCAGAGCTACAATGATAAAAAGCAATTCGAGTATATACATCCGATAGCAATACAAATAAATTATTCCCAATCACAAAATAACAACCTCAAAGAGCTACTCGCTTCTAATCCGGATGCTTTTCTAAATGAAATAACCAATACAATTCAAAATATCAGACGCATTAAGAGCGATCTAAACAAGAAAAAGTATAAAGACAGAGATCAACACCTTTCATGGCAAGATAATTTAATGAGAGCCGAATTAAAGCTTCAAATTATGAAAAAACTAATAAGTGAATAAAACTCATTATAGGTTTATTTTTTTTATAAAATATTAAAAATGGCATTATAATATATTATATTAGCATTTTAATAAAAAAAATGAAGAAAGTATATATATTGATTTTGCAAAAGCCTTTAGTGATTAAGACCTACACCTCTTTAGTTGCCCTGATAGAAGACAACACAAATATTGATCTCGGAGCTAGCCGATCCAAATTAGTAAAGTTTGATTTTGGCAAATTCAACTATGTAAATAACAGAGTAATTATATCCTACAAAACGGCTCTTAGTTCCGGTGATGTTCGCCGCAAAAAACTCGAAGAAAAAAACGAATCGGAATAAATATATATTCAAAATATCAGAACTTTTTAAGCCTTTATTTTAAAGGCTTATTTTTTGTATAAAACATTCCTTTTATCTCATAAACCACTCGATTTTCAGTATTTGATATTCAAAACATATTTATACATCTGATAATCAGCAATAAGATGTTTTTTTCAATTTTTAAAAAAAATATGTGTGTCGTTTAAGCTCGTGCCGCTGAGTCTAAGGCTCGTAATACAAATAGACCTTACTTTCATGATATATGATCAAGACATTATATATCAATGCTTTGCACCCAGTATATTTGAGAGGAAAATATCTATAATTTGGACGCTCATAAATCATCCGATGCTGATCAGAAACTGTTCGATTGATCTGTCCTTTATTGTTCGACACTCCTAGAATAGCTTTGTTTCGAATCAATTATTGAGACAATATGAGCCAACTATATTGGAAGACTGAGCAACGAATAGTACGTGATCTTATACCTTCAGACTACAACCCCAGGGTAAGAGATGATGATGGTCAAAGAGTACTCGAGGAAAGCATGAGTGAATTCAACCTGGTAGATACACCAGTGATCAACCTTGACAACACTCTTATAGCCGGTCATCGTAGATTAGAATACTACATTGAACGTGGACAACTAGACCTTGAGATAGATGTACGTGTACCAAGCCGGATGCTTACTGAAGACGAGCTTAAAAGATATATGCTCTTATCAAATACTCATGCCGGCAAATGGGACCTGCCTAAACTAGAACAACACTTCGGAGATATCTACAAGGATATCATCATGGACCTACCATCTTTAGATGCTGCTCTCCCTTCAGCTGAACAGGTAACACAAAAGAAAGATTCAGAGCGTATAATCATTGAAGATGAATTCAACGATTTGCCTCCAAAGAATCCGATCACACAATTAGATGACCTATACGAGTTAGGACCACATAAGGTTATATGTGCTGACAGTACCGATGTGAATGCTATCGGTCGCTTGATGGCAGGACTGTTCGCTCATATGATATTCACCGATCCTCCATATAATCTGGCTCCGGCACAATTCTCCGGATTTGGGAAGAATGAGTCGCAAACATTTGTAATGGGAGCCGGTGAGATGACAACACTACAATTTACAGAGTTCCTCAAGAAAGTATTTCTGAATCACATACGATACTCGAATAAGGGTTCTATTCATTTTGTATGTATGGACTGGAAGCATGTTCTAGAAATAGCGACAGCTGGGCAAGTATATACTGAGTTCAAAAACATGATAGTATGGAATAAGAACAATGGTGGTATGGGAACTTTCTACCGTTCTAAACATGAGCTTGTATTCCAATACCAGAATAATGAGGATATCCCTGAAGAATTATTAAATGCGAGAATTGATACGATCGAACAACATGGATACGAATCAGGTCATGAATTGGTATTTGTTTTTAAAAGTGGTCGTGAACGCAATGTAAACAATTTCATGCTAGGCCAGACAGGAAGATACCGAACCAATGTGTGGGATTATCCGGGAGCCAGCTCTTTTAATAAGTCTGCAGACGTAAGTACCAAAGATCATCCAACTCCCAAACCCATCAAGCTTGTTGCCGATGCAATGATGGACTGTAGCTTGATCGGACACATTATACTAGATACATTCTCCGGATCCGGTACTACTATCATAGCAGCTGATCAAACTGAAAGAATAGCCTATGTTGTCGATCTTTCTCCCGGCTATTGTGACTTGAATGTTCGCCGATATATCCGCTATTGTCGTAATGCAGGAAAGCCAATTGTAGTAAAGAAAAACGGAATACTACTAACTAAAGAAGAACTAAAAGCTTATGAAATACGATAATGGATTCATCGAAAAAGTCAAAGCCTTTGGCATTCTCAAATACCCTGCACATGAAATAATCTTTCTAGTAGAGCCTGAAGATCCAAAACAGTTTACTCAGGACTTTAATAATCCGGATCATGAAATCTATAAAGCATATCATCAGGGAAAAGCATCCGGACAATATGCAATGGATAAGGCTCTATTTGATCAGGGTAAAAGCAGCAATATGGATGCCAATGAAAAATTGAATGCTCGACAGCGAACACAAAGAATAGATACAGAGATCTATAAAAATTTCAACTTATAAATCATCAAACTATGTTAGAAAATCTACAACGTTTACCTGTAGAAATCGTAGAACGCTTTCTTGAAGTTCGAGATGCTAAAAAGGTCGGGATATCCCCGGCCTTAGCTGATTATATTCTAGAATTGAATGAAGCTTCGAACTTACATAGAAAATATCGTTCAGTAAGTGAGTGTGCCAATAAACTACGAATAACATATCCACACCTATCGATCCCAACTTGTAAAAGTAGGATTTATGACGCTATAAACTTTTTTAATTCAGACTGCAGTGTTACCTCCCCGGCATGGAACAATTACTTCGCAGATCAAATGATGAAACTAGCTGATATATGCTTGGTGGCTCACGATTTTGGACAGGTGGACCGATGTTGGACAAAAGCACGTAACTGGCGTATTGAAGCATCGGCAAATGTGATTGATCCTAAACTTATCTCCTTCAAGCCTCAGATTGTATCTGCAGATATCACTCTTAAACGTATGGGAGTAAGTTCACCTAAAGGAATTCTAAAAGCCTGGGAAGAAGCTCAGACTATTATTAAATCTCGGGATATTTCGCAGTCGGAAAAAGACCGGTTACTGGATGAAGTAGCTAATGAATTGAATATAGAAACAGTAGATTATAAAGACGTAAATGAAGATTCGTAAATATAGTAAAGAACTGTTCCTTCAGGTATACCTGTCGATAGTTCAAATTATTGTAAAGTTACTGGATCCAACCTTCTTGTTCGGTGAAGTTGGTCGTGGATCCGGTAAGACTACTCACATGCTTGCACCTCGTATCGATAGAGTCCAAAACGATATGCCCGGATCTTTACTTGTTTTAGGAGCTTCAACTTATAAAAGTATTATTGATAATATTCTTCCTGGTATTCTGGAGTATTTTCTTGAGAACTATAAAAGAGGTGCATATTTTGAATTTGGGAAAAAGCCTCCGGAACACTTTGGCGTACCCACTTCGAGAAATCCCAATTGGAGTAGAACTCTAATAGAAACTATTACTGATTGGAAACATACAGTTTCATTCGTCAATGGTACTGTTATTAAATTTGTTTCATGTGACCGCCCTGAGTCGATGTTAGGACTTAATGCCGCTCACTTATTTATTGATGAAATGATCCGGATCCCGGAGAAGAAATTCCTGGAGCGTATTATCCCGGCACTTCGTGCCGACCGGTCTAAGTTCGGACATTCTCATTATTTTATGGGTATTACCGGATTCTCATCAACACCTAACTTTGAAACAGACGAAGACTGGTGGACTAAATTTGAGAGCGATATGAATGTGCCATTGATGAAGAATATAATGGAAATTGCTTATGAAGTAGATCTAAGGTTAACCGATTTGTTAGTTGCACAGGCTGAAGTAGATACTGTAAATGAACAAAAACTACAGCGTTTTCTTGACAGATGGACTCCAAGACTTAACGAAGCCAGACGTGGACAAACGTTATATCTGCGAGCGTCATCATTCTCCAACATTAAGATACTGGGTGTGGAGTATATTAAAAATCAGATTAAATCGATAAAGGATCCTGATAAACTAAATACCTCAATCCTGTCAGTCCGTAAATATAAGGTGAAAGATATGTTTTTCGGAAAATTCGGAAAACAACATCTCTTTGATGATGGTTATGTATACAATGATATTGATAAACAATCTGTTGATTCGAAGATCGAATTTACTAGTAAAAACCTAAAATATTGTAATCCAAATCAACCGTTGTTCGGAGGATACGATCCCGGACCATTCTCCAGTGTGGTATTTGGCCAGGAAATAAAATCAAAAAAAGAATTCCGAATTATAAAACAGCTCTGGGCTATTCATCCGAACCAGCACGAAGAACTTGCTGATATGATTGACTCCTATTTTAAAAATCATAAGCGAAAGGAGCTATTCTTGTATTATGACCGGGCTGCAAATCAAAAAGAACCTGACTACCGAAAATACTATCCTTTATCCGGAACTTTAAATGATACGGATGCCAACTTATTAGCCATAAGTTTGCGAAAGAAGAAATGGACTGTCCACCTTCTGAGCAAAGGGCAAGAAACTATTTTTTATAGCCAACACTATAGATTACTGAATATTCTTTTCGGAACAAATGAAGGTAATCGTCCTGATATTCTGATAGACCGGAATGAGTGTGAGCCATTAGTAAGTTCCATTAACCATTCACCCTTAAAGAAAACAGAAGGGAAAATAGAGCTGGATAAGAGCAGTGAAAAAGAATTAGACTATGAGGATCAACCTTATTTTTCTACTCAATTGTCGTCGGCTCTGTTGTATTTACTTTGGGGTAAATTCAATTATCTGCTTCCGGCTTCAGATCGTCGACGACCCAAACCTCAAGGTGCAGGAACTTATACTGCAAAAAAATAGATATTTATAACATAATTGTTATACGAATATTTGTACAATTATAACAAAAACGTTATATTTGCATTGTAAACAAATGTTCTTTGAATTATGAAAGTATCTGAACTAAGACGTAGAATCGAGTCAATCGGTTGCTACATCACCAGGAACGGATCGAATCATGACATCTACTACAGTCCGATAACTTCTTTGAAGTTTCCGGTAAGTAGGCACATGAGTCAGGAAGTTCCAATCGGTACTCAAAGAAGCATCGAAAAGAGCGCAGGTCTTAAATAAGACCTGCCATTTGTTTGCAATTTTAATCTATATAGAAAAGATTATGAAACTGAATGCTATTATTGAAAAAGGAAAAGATGGTTACGGAATCTACGTGACTAACTTAAAAGATCATGGACTGAACGGCATGGGTGATTCAGTGGAAGCTGCTAAAGCGGATATGATGGAAGCTCTGTCATTATTACTAAGTATGTATACGGATGAAGGAAAACCAATACCTAAAGAACTGGATAATCCACAATTTGATTATAAATATGATATTCCTTCATTCTTTGAAGACTTTGATTACTTAATAGTTTCGAAGATTGCAAAAAGAGCCGGAATTAATGAATCACTGCTTCGTCAATACAAAACAAAGAAAGCATTTGCATCTGAAGATCAGACTAAAAAAGTAGAAAAAGCTATTCATGACTTAGGTAAAGAAATGATGGCTGTTGAATTTAAATGATTTTTTATCTCTTTGAGTGATCAAAGAACATTGTTTACACCAAGCATCGGGCAGATTGTCCGATGCTTTTTTATTGGTTGAAAAGACTGAGCAAAGGTTGTTCGATTTATTTATTTTCACAGACTGTTTTCCTTAACAACACTTTATATTCAACGGGTAATTATAAATATCTACTTCCAACCTCAGATAATTGACAATAAAAAACCTCTTCGCATAAAAAATTTAACACATTCATATATTTTTATTATATTTTTATTATATGATATTTCACTACCTTAACTTAAATTTACATTTTTAAAAACATGAAAAACATGAAAAAAAACTATTTATTTTTAATTTTTATTCTGGGATTATTCTCGTGTTCAGAAGACAGATTGTTAAATAACCAAGATGATTCTGAAGTTAGTAATTTAACCTTAAGAACCGCAGGTGATGGCATTTATGATGTACTTGGCTATGGGTATGATATCACAGACGAATACATGGGAGAGACTGCTGTCAAAAGACAAGTTGTCAATATTAAAGCTTTTTTAGATGCTGGAAATATGTACAAGTTTGACAACCCATTAGTTGCGATAATTACAGACAACACTTATCTGGGTGAAAATGCGACAGCAATGACTAAGGATATTATGAAGAAGACTAATTTCAATGGTTCTGTTGCTGCATTTCCTGATGATAGTAGAGCGAAAGATAGTGAAACTGCCTTCTTTTCGGGATCAGTAACAAAAAACTCAACTTCAAATTATTCTTATTCTTCAAAATTTTCCTTCGCAAGAGCTGATTTATTAAAAAAACACAGACATTTATTCGTAGATTCGTCTCCCCTAGATCTATCTAAATACTTGCATCAGCAGTTTACTGAAGATTTAAAGTCTTTAACTGCTGATCAGATAGTGATAAAATATGGGACACATGTAATGACAGATATTACAATTGGAGGATTCTACAAAGCTGTTTATAATTCTTCAATAATAGAAGAAACGTCGTCTTCGACTAAAAGTAAAACAGTAGAGGCTGGTCTAAAAGTAAATTTAGGTGTAGTTGGATTAAGTTTGGGAGGATCAACAACAACAACAGAAACTACAACATTAAATCAAAAAAATGTAAATTGGTCTTGTAATATTATAACTGTGGGAGGTACAAATAATGGTCATACAATAACTCTTAGCCCAGGGAATGCTTCTTCTATCACACTTAATAAGACTGAATGGGCAAAATCAGTAGATGATAAAAATTCGAAATTAGTAGAACTAAATTGGAATGCTACTTACCCGATATACCATTTCATTACTGATCCTACTAAAAAAGCACAAATTAAAGATGCAGTTCAGAGATATATCGCAAGTAAAAAATTGAAAGTTGTTGAAGTTAAACCAATGCATCAATTAAAAAGCAGGAAAACTGGTGATACTTGGTATGTGTTTACTAAAGCTGAAGTTGATTATGCAGTCAGCAAATGGAATGAGCAATATGGTGGTATTGTAGGTTATGTCTTAGCAAATCCTGATCCTAATACCAAACCAATGTATCAATTAAAAAGTAGGAATACTGGTGATACCTGGTATGTGTATACAAAAGCAGAAGCTGATTATGCAGTCAGCAAATGGAATGATATATATGGAGGCATTATAGCTTACGTCTTAGTAAATTCAGAACCTAATACCAGTCCAATGCATCGACTAAGGAGTAGGAATACTGGTGATACCTGGTACGCATTTACAAAAGCAGAGGTTGATTATGCTATAAGCAAATGGAATGAACAATATGGTGGCATAGATGGATATATTTATAACCCATAAAATTAATTAGAATACAAAACAAGAAAAGCATTTGCATCTGAAGATCAGACTAAAAAAGTGGAAAAAGCTATTCATGACTTAGGTAAAGAAATGATAGCTGTTGAATTTAAATGATTTTTATCTCTTTGAGTAATCAAAGAACATTGTTTACACCAAGCATCGGACTCCTTGTCCGATGCTTTTTTTATTAGAGGTGTCAATATTTAACATTATTAGAATTATATGAGGTTTTTATTATAAACAACCACTCTAAATTAACATACATTTGCAATAATATTAACCACAAATAAAACTTTTATGAAACTGAAACATTTATTTTTATTTTGTTTATTAGGACTTTTTTCATGTTCTAACGAATCTCTGCTACTTGATCAAGAAGTAGAAGCTAAACTTTCATCATTAAGATCTGGAGGAGATGGCATTTATGATGTACTTGGTTATGGCTACGATTGTACTCAATCTGATTTTATTGGGACATTACATGCACGGCTACCAGTAATTGATACTAAAGCCTTTCTTGAAGGAGATAAACAAAATATTATTTATACAGATTTATTGCCAAACCAGATTAATGAAAAAAAAAGGTGGGGAAATAATTTTTCAGACTACCAAAATGATTTAACAAAAAATTTGGATGTAACTATTGGTCCTATAGGCGAAGCATCTAAAATATTACCACTATTTACTGGAAGTTTAAAAATTGATATTGAAAGTAACAAAAAGATTACAGCAAATCACTGCTATTATGAAATGGTGGCAAAAAAAGCAACTCGTAAAATTCAATTTTCACAAACAAATCCTACATATTTAAAAAAATATCTATCAAGTACGTTTACCTATGATGTTAATACAAAAAGTGGAATGGAATTGGTTAGAAAATACGGAACTCATGTTCTTACTGACATTTTATTAGGAGGATCTAGTCGCATGCTATTCTATGGAAAATTATCGTCATCAACGAATAGCGATTCCTTCAAAAGCGAAACAGATATTACATACAAAGCTGTCAAATTAAATGGAGGAACATTTAATAAAGTAACAACAGTGAACACGCATAAAGATATGGAAATATTAGTTTGGGTTATTGGTGGGGACAAAGCTCTAGATGCTGACAAGCTTTCTTTTGACCCTTTTACCGGAGCTATTGATAATCTTTCTTTTAGTTATACCGAATGGCTAAATAGTGTAACAACATCAACAGAACAGATTATAGGAATTGGAAACCCTAATACTAAAATTTACCCTCTAAGTGAATTTATTTTTGATAATCCTCAAAAGAAAAAAGAAGTCGAAAATGCCTTAATTGCTTATGCTGAAGAAAAGAAAGTTGTAGAATCAACAAAAACTTCATTTGATTATGAGTCAAAAACGTTGATGAATCAGGATGGTCTCGCTCTGTATCATGGAGACGGAAACTTTGATGGGATGAGTGTTAAAGGTAAAATACTAATGGGAGGTGTAAGCTACAAATGGACTTTTTATCCGGAAGGGAAATATTATAGAATTAAGGGAAATAATGGATATTTAACTCGAACCCCGCAAACTGATCCATTCTTAGGTGTAGACAATATATCTTTACAAAATTACTCAGGTTCATCCAATCAACTATGGGAAATTGAAAACACTACAGACTATGGCTTTACAACAGGGCCATATCGTATAAAAGAACCTATGACAAATTTAGTCCTAACAAAAAGGTATTATGGTTTAAAAGTCCCTAAGCCAATAAATAAAACCTTTAATATCCCATCTACTTTTATGGATTTATGGAACCCAAATGATACAAAAAAAACATGGTGGTTTTTTTAACTTATAAAAAAAATCAGTAAAAACTTAATTCGAAAGAATTATTTTATTGGTTGAAAAGACTGAGCAGTGATTGTTCGGTCTTTTTTATTTTAGTATATTGCTCTGATATTATTAATTAAATCCTCATAACAAGTATGGCTAAATTTATTGAAGTTAAGGTAGATAGAGAAAAATTATTCATAATTAATGTAGATGCGATTCAAACTATAGAAAGAGTTGAAGGAAATACGGAGCAATGCCTAATCCGTTTTTTGTCTGGAAATATAGAAGGTATCACAATTAATGAGAGTTATTCAACAATTAAGAAATGGCTGGAGCCTGATTCTCGTATTGTAGATTGAACATACTTTCTTTGTCCTTTAGAAGCTCACTCCGGTGGGCTTTTTTTGTATCATGGAATATGAGAAAACAATTACCGGTCCGGAAGCTATAGAGCGTATGCGTAGACTCAAGCTGTCACCTAAAGCTACATTCGGTATTAAATTCATCACATGCGATCTTAATCGTCCCGAAAAATCGGGGTTTGTAGATATTTATCTGGAATGCCGTTTGCGTCCGGCTCGCAGTAGTGAAGGCCTTCAGGTAGACAGCGATCATTATTTGTACTTTTCCGATGTACCCAGTGACGAACCTCGTCAATGTTTCAAATGGTTGATCCGAGCGGTTTGTTTTCCTCCACACAATACATGGTATGAAGTAAAATGGTTCTCATGAGTAATAGAAGAAAAATAAAAGGGGGTAAAGACTGCCGGACAAAAGTCGAAGTTATAAATGGTAACAGAGGCTATGCCAGTAATCCCGATGTCGGAGTTGTAACCTTCGAAATACAAGGAATAGGTGATCGTGAAAATATAAGTTTTGCCCAGTCCCGGAATATTTATTCCAGGTATATCAGCGACCGGATGACACTCAACCTATCCGGATTTACCGTACCTCTCTGGGGGGAAGGCCACAACCTATATCCTCAAGAAGTATATGCAGGGATTAGCGAAAATAAATTGTTGCCAACAGTTATAAATAAGCTAGTTAAGTTTATCTTCGGTAAAGGGCCTCGATTGTATAAAGAAACGGTAGTTGGTGAAGGTGCTGACCAAAAACGTGTTCGGATCCCATACGAAGATAAAGCAATACAAGACTGGCTCGATAGTTGGGAAGAAAGAGGATATCCTCATTGTTGGGAGTACCTGAAGAATATAATAAACGATTTTTACCATGTAAAAACCTGCGTATCTAAATATCACTTTACACGATCGAGGCGTACCGGTGGTTTGATTCCGATTGAGGCTCTTACTTATGTAGGATCTGATGAAGCTCGTCTTGCTGCTACTAATATAAAGCACAATCAGCGTATTAAAAACGAAGACTGCAAATACGTGATTGTCGGTGACTGGATGAACATATCTGGAACAGACTATGATGTCTACAATCGCTTTTCACCGAAAGAACCGTTCAAGTTTCCTTCTGCAATAGCATTCAATTCAGACAAAACATTTACTAAGTGGACCTATGCCTTTAATGATTGGTTTGCCGGATTGCAAGAATACCTGAAGGCCTGTAAACTGGCTCCCATGTACCGGAACAGTTATCTTAAAAATGCTCTAAATAATCATGTACACGCTATTATCCCCGGAACCTGGTATGAACATCACAAAGAAATATTACAAAGTATTTGTGAGAGTAATATTCAGGGAGATGAAGATACTCCTATTCAAAGCCAATACCGTGGTGTTAAGCTAGTTGATGACGATGGAAAGCCTTTCCGCTTCATCGAAGGAATGATGGACGAGCTGATCAGTGCCGAGCTTCGTAAAATTACCGAAGTAATGACGGGTGAAGGAAAAAACCAGGGCAAATTATACGCTACACTCAAATGGGGTGAAGAAGGTTGGGAGTTTAAAGACTTTCCCGGAAAGTTCAAAGAGTTTTTTGATGCTGTAGATAAATATGACGAAAGCTCAATAAAGAGTATTCTAATGAGCTTAGGTATATCAGCCTCTATAACCAATGTCGATAACTCCGGACTTACCAGCAAGTCGGGAAACGAAGTGTGGTATAATTACCTGATGTATGTGATGACCTTAACACTTGACGAGTACTTTATTCTCAAGGAACTCAACCGGGCCATACATATCAATTTTCCTCATGCAAAAAAAGAAGGTATTATAGTCGGATTTTGGATTGATATTCCTTCTAAGTTACAAGAGACAACACCCGGAGAACGTGCTGCAGGTGTGGCTACGGCCGATCCAAATTAGGACTCAAGCTTTTAGTAATAACATTATAATTAACTGAGATGAAACTACCATTCGAAAAAGCCACATTCGCCAGAGAGATGAAACCCCGTATATCGGGTGTAAATATCACTCTTGAATACGACAATATAGAAAGTTCGCTTTGTAAGGTTGCTGTTACTTGTGCCGGAATTTTGTCACAAAAATTGTATGATAAAATATGTGGCGGTAATGCATCTTCAGATCAGGACCTGCAGGATAAAGCAAAAGACTATCTACAGAGAGCCATGCTTCACTTCGGAATTTATGAACATCTGATCTTCCTGATTACTCGCATAGGAAATGATGGTGTGACCGTAAAAAAGAATGAAGACGAAACAACAATCTACAAGTATCAGGAAGATGCTCTCAATAATAATCTGATCACTACCGGTTGGTTTTGGATGAATCAGTTGCTTAGGCTTCTGAATGACAATAAAGCCAAATTTGAGGACTGGAAAGGAAATGAAGAAATGTCTGAGATTCCTATTGACGTGACCGATTTTCAACGTTGGGTGGGTGTATCGGACGAATACTTTATAATTGTGGCCCGATGGCTTATCCGTGAAGTTTGGGAAGAATGTATTCTCTCCAGAGAGAAAGTTCCGGAGAAAAATAAATTTAATACCAGGGCCCTATGTTATGATGTAATGGCACGTGCATGCACTCGTTTAGCTTATATGAGTCTTCCCGAACCTATACGAAGGGATATCAGTAACGAGATGGGTAAAAATCATAATGCAAAAGCCGACGATTATATCAGGGAGCGTGTTGCAAAAACATTCGAAGCCAAAGCTATTACTTATTGGACAGCCTGGGATCTGGAATTAAAAAAGCAGGATGTGAAAGCAGGAAAAACAACAATGTCAAACCGTCCGGTGATTGGCGAACGTAATATTACTGATCGTGATAAATTCTATTTCGGATGAAAACAATACCATTAAATAAAGGAACACTCGAGCTACCGGTTAGTTGGGAAGATCTTACCTTCAAACAAAGATTATTTGCCTTCGGTAAATTAAAATCACTTATTGAAAGGCAACTAGATCCGCAAGTATTCAGGATCGAAATGCTGAAAGAAGTAACAGGATACTGTCCCGGATCAGGTAAACTCTTATTTGTATTGAAGTACTTACTATATAAGTTCAGTTATCTGTTTGTGGCTCTTTGGTATTATATTAAATTGGGTAAAATTCGGTTTTCCGCCTATTTTAAAGTCTGGATCCACTACCATAAACCCACAAGTCCGGATAAAGATATACTTATTTTTAATCTGTACAGATTGTCAGAACATATTGATTTTGCCTTTAAAATAGAACGACATAAATTGCTGTTTAATCGTGTATTTATTAAGAATCCTATACCCTATATAAAGCTCCAAGGGAAAAAGTATACCGGTCGTAAATTTGTTCGTGATATTGCTCCTTTTACGAATATAACACCTAAAGAGTTTTCCGACTGCTTTGACCTTTATTCGGGTTATATAAATGATCCGGCTCCTGTCAGCAAAGAAAAATGTATGAACCGTATTATCTCTATTCTCTATCCAGGTACTAATGAATATAAAGAAAACTTAGTTAGTGAGCATGCAGATCGTATTACTTCACTTGATCCGGCTCTTAAATTCGGTATTATCTATTGGTTTTCCGGAATAATAGAATTTTATATGTCTCATCCATCCTATTCCGTACTGTTCAGTTCTTCCGGATCCGACGATGAAGACAGCGAAAAAATAACTCTGGGGATGAATGGAGTAGTACTTATGACTGCTAAGAACGGCTACAACTTATATGATAAGGATCTGAATGATTTTTTTGATGCCCAGCTGCAGATACTTAAAGATAATCTAAGCGAAGCTGTTGCAAAAGGAGCAACAGTAGAAGATCTTGCCCAAAATACAAAACTGAGTATAAACGACATAAATAATTTACTATGAATCAGATGGATATTATAATTACCCTATTTAAGTACTTCTCCAAGTTTGTAAGTAAAGATATACTCCAAGCTATGCTTGTTAATCCCGAAGGATCCCAAGATCCCGGTTATGCTGAAATTGAAGCGGATATTCTCAATCAACCGGATGATTATGTAATTGACGATATAGATATGTTTGTGTATTCGACTAATGAGAAGTTTGTATCGGACCGATTGAGAAATGTAGAGAAAATATCTTTGTTTGTCGAATATGGTGCATTTTCCTATGATCCGACCAAACCTCTAGGAGTCAGTCAGAAATTGGCTGTTGCAGTAGCATTCCCTTACTCGATGGCTAACAATGATAACTTGAATGAAGCGCTGTTGATGAACCGTATGTATAATGTTCTATGCACAATTTTAGATCAGATGGAAGCTGATCAGACTGATCTTGAATTTTGTGGTACTCGGGAGCTGATCAGTTTTCCAGCCGAAATTGTACCCATTCAGCCAATATTATTTTATGACCGATCCGGTTGGATGGCTATTTTCGATCACTCAGTAACCAATATGCAATGACACTACAGGATAAACAAAATGAATTTATAGATATGTTCAATTCGTTAGGATCCTGGCAAGAACGATTTCAATATCTTATCGACTCCGGATCCGAACTACCGGAGATGCCCGAACATATAAAAGTGCCGGCTACACGCATTACTTCCTGCAGTAGCAAAACATTCTTTTATCCTTCATTCCATGAAGGTGTTCTCGATATCCAAGGATGGAGTAATTCGGCCATACCTTCTGGACTTATAGCAATTATAAAAGAGATATTCGCAGGATCCACCCAGCAGGAACTACTTACTATAGAAATCAATTTTCATACTGAAACTAAACTGTTGGAAAACCTTACCGGACTGCGTGCTGCCGGATTGTTAGAAATGATAGAAAGATTCTCTCGTGTGTAATTTTCTTATATTCTTTGTCCTTTAGAAGCTCACTCCGGTGAGCTTTTTTTGTATCAAGTAAAATTATAGAGCTATGATACTAAGAAATGAGAATTTAAATAAATCCAATTTTATTAGAGATCAACTAGAACACGACCTTCGCAGTATATATAAAGCACAGCAACTCATTGTGAGCGAAAGAATATGGTACGAGGGAAAGGATTTGAAAAAAGTTGAAAGAGAAAAAGGTGTAAAAAAACGTAGCGGAATATTAGAAGATGCTTTGGCAAATCCTGATTTTATTATTCAGTCTGCAGGTGAAAAATTCACAGTGGTAGCCAATTACCCTTTATATATTCGCTTCCTAGATATGAGACGTAAAGCTGATTTACGTGTTTATAATCGACAAATATGGGGTATATTATATAATAATGCTTTGATCAACATTAGATTTAGATATGGCAAAGAAATATCTGATAAAATAGGTGATGCCCTTCGTGAAGCATTTGCCTCAATAGAAAGCTCTAGCAAGAAAGATAGTACAGGGATTAATGGATCAGCTTATGAAAAAGCTAAAGGTAGATAGTTATGGCAAAGAAATTACAACCTGATGAAATACGGTGGATCCTGAGTCTTGATGCAAAAGGACTTCAGTCTGAGATTGTGAATGTATCTTCCAAATCCCAAGACCTTACCAATACGAATAAAAAACTTGGAGCTGAGCTGAAAGTCGTAGAAAAGGATATGGATAGCCTTCAAAAACAGATGGCGAAACTAAGTGCATCGGGAGATACATCGTCCGAGAAATACGAACGACTGCGAAAAGCATTTATTCAAGTAGCGGATGATGCAAATGACCTACGAAGTCAGATCAGTGCAAATGAAAAAGCTATAGAGAATTATAATCGAAAAGCGGAAGAAATTATTCGTACAATGAAGGTGGAGGATATGACAATGGATCAATTATCCCAAAGAGCCAAAGAACTTGAATCCCAACTTCGCAAAACTTCAGAGTCTACTGATCCAGCAGCCTATGCCGAACTTGAAAAAAGATTAACAGAAGTTCGTGGTCGAATGGGTGAACTAAATAAAGGTTCGTCCGAGACTCAAAATATATTTGCTGAGTTTACATCAGGAGTTAATAAGTATTGGGCTGCTATTGTTGCCGGATATAAAACTGTTGAAGGAGTGTTCTCTACATGGAAAGATCTGATGTTATCCAACAAGGCTACAGGTGTAGAATTTAAAGCAACTATGGATGGAGTTAACGAAGCTTTAGAGTATGCAAAGGTTGCATTTGCTACAATGGACTTTACTAATTTCATTGATGGAATGGTCAATGCGTACGAAGTTGGGAAAGAAATATCAAAAATGTTAGATGAATTGTTTGAGAGACAAAACTCTTTTAATCTGACAACTGCTCCTGTCAGGGCCGAACTCGAAGAAATGAAAACCCAATTACGAGATGTTAATTTATCTAATGTCGAACGTATCAATATTGGGACTAAAATCAAAGCTATGACTGAGGATATGGCTAAATTGCAGAAAGATATAATAAAACAGGAAATTGATGCAAACAGCAAACGCCTTGATGCTCATTTAGCTATGAGTGAAGCCGAAAAAGAATATGTTATTTTTAATTATAATGCGAATATAGATTCCATTCGTTATGCCAAAGAAGTTATAGAGTTGGAGAAAGAAAGAGATAGTATCCGCAGAACTGGATTGCTCTTTGCCGATAAGAATGAAAAAGCTCAATTTTTAGAAAGAGAGACGGAACTGAATACTCAAATTGATTTACTCAAGAAAACAGCAGAGTTCTCAGAAACGGCCTATAACGCTATGCAAAAATACTTATTGAGTAGTAATGAAATGATAAAAGGATATGTTGACGCTCAGATGAAGTCGATGAATGTAGATATTCAGACAAAAAAGGAGTTGAGACGTACTGAAACGATGATGAATCGATTAAAAAAGAGTGAAGCAAAAGGTGATAAGTCAGGAGAAACTGCCGAGAAAAAAGCTCTGACCAAGCAGAAAAAAGAACTGAATGAACTACTCGAAAAGCTTGAAACAACCCATCGGGAGAGGCTCGCTAAAATAAAAAAAGAGTATCTGGATGGTGATATCAAAACCGAATCGGAGTTTAACCGGAAAATATATGCTCAGGAACAAGCTAACTTTTTGCTGCGTGAAGAATCGCTGAATACCTTCCTTAAAAGTACAACCAAGGAGGAAGTCAGAATTGATGTCAATAAGAAGATAGCAGAAATACAGGACAAGCGTCTGACACAGGAAATAGAGTTCCGCAAACGACTAGAGAAAATTATTCTGAATGCTAATCCTCTGGAAAAAGAAAAGCAGGCCTATGCAGAAAGACTTCGAGAGCTGGGTATATTCGGAGAGACTGCCGAATCGTTACGATTGCAAATGGCCGCTGCCAGTACTGAAGAAGAAAAGCAGGCCTTACAAAAGAAATACGATGCCTTTATATTACTCGAAAAAGAGTACCAGGACAATGTATTCAAAATAAACGAACAAGAGAAAAACAGAAAGAAGGCATTAGCTGAAGAACAGTTCGAGCAGGAATTTAAAGCCAGAAAAGATGAAATGCAATTGGAACTGAACAACCTGATGGTTGAAGCTGCGGCTTCGGGTAAAAATGGTTTTGACGCTGAGATGGCTGTTCATATCCAACGGCTACAGATGCTACAGGAAGAAACAGAGGCCCGTAGGAATGCCGGACTCGAAACAACCAAACAAGTAGAACGGATTGGTAAAGTAGAGGCCCAGATGACTGCTACCTTGCAAAAAGAAAACAGTAAGCGTGCAGCTCAGTATAACCAATATGCAAATAGTATGGGTACGGCTATGGGTGAAGTACTCTCCGGTCAAAAAACAGCACTGGAAGCATTCGGCGGATCGATGATCGATATACTATTCGATATCCTGGGACAAATTATAAATACTAAAATTGTTGAAGCTACAGCTGTGGCCGTGGCCGAACAAGCTAAAGCTGCAGCCATTGCCGCTGCATTACCCGACAGTGTTGTTACGTTCGGAGCATCAGCTGCCCTTCGTACTGCAGCTATCGGAGCTATTATTATGGGAGCTTTACAAGCTGCTAAAGTAGGTTTGAAGGGTTTGTTAAGCAAAAAGAAATCAGACTCTTCGTCTTCATCTTCCGGAAGTTCATCCAGTGGACGTATTACAGTCAAAAACAATGGCTTTGCCGACGGTGGTTTCAAACCCGAAGGTTATACCGGAGATGGACAAAAGTATGACGTTAAAGGTCATTTTCCTGACGGACAGCCTTATCATGCCGGAGAATATATAATACCTAAAGAAGTACTGAGAGTTCCTGCAATAATACCGATGGTTCGTCAGATCGAAGCTGTTAGAACTCAAAGAACAAATGTAAACCCTTTGCCCAAAGGTTTTGCCGATGGTGGGTTTCATTTGGATAACAGCTCGTCATCATCAGGTCTTGATTTTTCGTCAGGAATAGATCCGGCCATTATGCAAAGATTAGTTTCTGTTCTTGATAAGTTAGAATCTAAAGGTATTAAAGCATTGGTGGGAGCAACAGAATTGCAGACCGAATTCAAGAAACTGAATGAAAACAACAACTTATTCTCAAGATCATGAGCATAATAATTAGACTGAAAGAAAGCGGAGAAGTATTTGACGTTATAGCCGGCTTTAAACTTGAGTTAAATAATACGTCACCTTTTTTTAATGATCTGGGGACGAAATCGGTTACTACCACACTGCCCAATACGCCACATAACAGACGGCTATTTAGTTTCTCGAACCGGATGGACACAACCAATAAGCCTCGAAGTAAAATGAGCGTCATTGTAGAGTCGGGATCTTACATCAGGGAGGGTGTATTATATGAAGTTCAACCCGATAATCCGGAAACTTCATTCGGTGTTATTATTGCATTTAATGAAGGTATTATGTATGAGGCTATGTCGGATATTCTGCTTACACAATTATCTAACCTTCCTGTAGTAGTTAAATCTGTATCGGACCTGATCGACGATATGAATACATTGCTGAAAACAGATGACCTGAATACAGACCTAACAATATTCCCAGCTATATTGAAAGGAAACAGTTATACAAAAGATGATACCGAAATATTCCAGTATGAATATTTAAACATGGTTGAGTTTGTCGGGCCTTCTCTTATTGAAAGAACTACAACTGATGTCTTGGATGATGGCAAACCTCTTCAGATCGAAGTTCCGGCCGGTTACGGCATAACCCCATTTATACGTGTATGGAAAGTATTAGAGCTTATTTTCTCTCATTTCGGGTATAACATTGTCGAAAACCCCTTTAAAACGGACTTCCAGCTTCAGCGTCTTTGTCTGGCCAATAATACACTGGATACTATTGTCGGTGGCGAAATAAGGTATGAACAACTATTACCCAGAGTTACTATCATGCAGTTTTTGCAAAGTCTATACGGACGCTTCGGACTCAGAGTATTTTTCGACAGTAACCGTCAGGAAGTTAATCTACACCTACTCCGTACTACTTTCAGAGACAAATCATACACACCTGTTCAAGTAAGCTCACATCCCTACCCGTCGCCTCCCATACCCAAACAATTGAAATTATCCGGAGCAAGAGGCCTTGATCGTAGTGCTACGGAAACCGATACTCTCGAAGAATTTTTGGTAAAGTATGGTAACACTATAGGAACATATCCGTATTATTCGGGACAGGTAGATGTAGGAGGTGTGTACTTCGATAGACGTACCGGTTTGTTTTATCAGATATCTACCATCAACCGAGAGGAAAAATTATTGTCTTCCATACAGTTCGATTGGAATAAAAAAGTTGAAGGAATGGAAACCGAAGAAATAACCTCTAGTGACGAATGCCTGACCATGATCAACTACAATGGTACAATACTTCCCTACTTTGGACTCGATGGTACGCTAATGAACTCTATACTTACTGTTAATGGAAATACTATAAATACAGATAACGATCGTATTTTTGCCTTTGTATATGATATGGGGGAAGCCTACAGCGAAATATTAGGAGAAAAAGAATATCAGGGATTTAAATACGGATCTATATTCCCTTTCCGATATAACTCACCCGACAAGTTACAGGTTGACCGTAACGGAAACATATTTAAGTATGCTTTAACTTTTGTAGGAGAATATGGGGCTTTCACTCACTTTTTTAGTGAATACGATGCTTTTCTTAGACATTCTAACCGGTTGGTGAAGTTCAACCTGCATGCTTCTACTTTCATTCTGGCCAATCTCAACTTTGCAGAAAAACGGATCGTGCAAAATCAACCTATTCTACTGGACAAAGTTAATCACGAGGTTGGAGAGCTACGATCGCAAACCGTAGAAGTAGAAGCTCGTACCATGAGATTATATGAACCTTACGATCTGGAGAAAGAACACCATCTCCCAGTTCCGGACGATATCCGATTTAAATGGGTGTTAAGTGATGACCAGGATGAAAGAATACAGGAAAAATACGATGAGTTATATATAGAATTTAGAAAGGAAGAAACAGATAATCCTTTTTTTCATAGATTTTTATCTTTGAGTAAAAGTATTATAGACGATCCAAATCCACCCAGTGCCGTAACTTTTTGGTTTTTACCACCTACCGAACAGCAGTATATCAATAATAGTACAGTAGGTTATAGATCGCATAAGTGTAAAGTTCGTTTTTTACATGTATATCAAGAAAATACAGGTACTATTATGTCTCCCAATTGGATAACACACTCTGATGATATAGATAAAGAAATTAATTATAGTTCTATGTTTAAACCAAGTTTGTTAGTTTAGACTTTAGTATTTTTTTTATAAATTGCAGGTGTTTAGTAACACAATAATGCAAAAGATGAAAAAACTATTATTACTTCTGCCTGCTTTTTTTCTTATTACGTCTTGTTCATCGGATAATGATCCCGAAGATAACAGAGCCAAACAATATCCTGTGAATATAAAGCTAAGCACTATTTTTTCTGAATCAGAAATTAATAGTATTAGTACTTATGGAGGCTCAACACTATATATTTATCAGAAAGATCATCCAACTATACCTACCGGAAATAGGGGAATCTATGTTAAAAGAGATCCTGGAGAAACGAAGGCTTTTGATTTGGCATGTCCATATGAGTGGGATAAACGTGTACAATTAGTTTTAGACGAGTACGGAGCTTTTAAATGTTCTTCTTGCGGATCAATATATAACCCCAACACTTGTAAAGCAGTTGAAGGTATTGCCCAAAAGAGTGGTGCTACAATGATTCAATATAAAGTAGAAATACAGGAAAAGACGATTGTTAGTAAGAAAGATGTGATAATTACGAATTAATTTATCGAAACAACCTTTTCAAATGGAAAGAATTATTAAAGATAAAATCATTATAAAAAACTACAAATGTTTTGACAACAATGGTGCTGGTTTTGACAAGATATACCCAATCAATATAATCATAGGTAAAAATAACTCGGGAAAAAGTAGCTTAATTGATGTAATACGTTATCTAACAGATAATGAATCTGATATTACTCAAAACACTAGAGAAGGGAAACATACTATTATTGAAATTGAAACAGAATTAACTGGCAAGGTTGTGTCACAAGCTTTTTCAACCAACTATGCAAATTCACAAAAAAATAAAGAAAATGAAGATATAAGAAATCGATTATTTAAACAACGCTATTTGTATTCTTTGAATAATAGAGAAAAAAAATTTCTGAATATCAGCATAAATTTTTTAGAATCTACACCACTTGCATATTATCATACATATACAATACCAGAAGAAAATATAAGAAATATTGCAAGTTACATTAATCAAGAACTAGAAGGGAAAAAATTTCACCTTATTTCTGCAGAACGGAATATTGAACCCGAAAAATCTTCAAAGGACCTTTTTTTAGAACCTAACGGTAGAGGAGCTACAAACTATATACAGAGAACAATAAATGACTCATCTCAAGATCGAGATTTAGTTGAAAAGAAAATATTGTCAGCATTAAATGAAATCTTAGAGCCAGAGATAAAATTCAATAGAATTTTATCTCAAATTAATGATCGTGATGATTGGGAAATTTATTTTGAAGATGACTTTGATAATCTTATTCCCCTATCAAAAATGGGAAGTGGAATAAAAACGATTATTCAAGTACTAATAAACCTTATTTTAATTACAAAAAATGATACTGATATTATAAATAATATAGTTTTCGCATTTGAAGAATTAGAAAATAATCTACACCCAGCTCTCCAGAGAAGACTATTAAAATATATAAAAGAATACTCCGAAAAGTATAAATGTTATTTTTTTATAACCACACATTCTAATATCGTTATAGATATCTTTGGTAAATATGAACATGCTCAACTGATACATGTTGTAAGAGAGAACAATAAATCAGTCACACATACAGTAAATAGTAATACTGAAACTAAAGCCTTATTGGAAGATTTAGATATTAAAGCTAGTGATCTTTTGCAATGTAATGGAATTATCTGGGTAGAAGGTCCAAGCGATCGAACATACATAAATAAATGGCTCAGCTTATATGAACCTAGTCTTGAAGAAGGAATACATTATAATATAATGTTTTATGGTGGCAGATTATTATCTCATTTATCTTTTGAGATAGAAGAAGTCGAAAAAAACTTTATCCCTCTGTTAAAAATAAACACTAATGCCTTCGTTGTAATGGATAAAGATGCAAAAAGAGCAACAGATAAAATAAACCAGACTAAAGTTCGTATTGAAAATGAAATAGGAAAGCATCATTGTTGGATTACAGATGGTCGAGAAATAGAAAATTATATACCCTCTGCCTGCATAAAAGAATGGCTTAAAGTAAAACATAACTGGGATTCCCCAAACTACATTTATGAAAGATTCGAAAAATTAGAAAATACTATTTCTAAATCGAACAAAGAGATAACATTGCAATATAATAAAAATAAGGCTCAATTTTCTATGGAAATTATTGAGTTTATCAATAAATATGACCAATTTTCTGCAAAACAAGAACTCTCATTATTATTAGAAAGTAAATTAAAGCAATTAGTGACTGCAATCAAAAAATGGAATTCACTAAAATAGGATTCACAACTTAATTATTACATAAAATTTCACTTATTAAATATTATGGAAAACATCAACTTCACAGCCTTTGATTTTGAAACGGCTTATGGACACAAGAATGCATGTCAGATAGGATTGGTTGTTGTAAAAAAAGGAGTAGTCGTTCTTGAAAAATCATATTTAATACAACCTCCTGAAAATAAAATATCAGCTTATTGTACTAAAATACATGGAATAAAACCTGAAATGACTAAAGATGCTCCATCTTTCTTAGAACTGTGGAATGAAATTAAGCCTCATTTCGAGAAACAAGTTATAGTACATCACAGTGATGGTTTTGATATGCGAGTTTTAAATCAGGAGTTTGATTATTATAAGATTCCTCCATGTCGTTTTTTAGCTATAGAAAGTACAATGGAATTATTCCCTTACGAATATAGCCGGAGTTTGTCTAATTTATGTTCTGCTTATAACATTGATTTAGGTCAGCATCATGAAGCTCTGTCTGACGCTCGATGTTGTGCTAACATATTTTTAAAGTATTTGAACGGAGAAACCCCAGATTACTCGATTCTTCCGAAGAAAAAAATAAATAGACAAATAGTTGAAGAACCCGATGAAGAATATCTTGAGTGGTCACGTAAAGGTATTGTTCCTGATAGATTGGGTAGTAGTTTTAGAGAACTTGAAAAACAAATAGCAAAAGGAGATTATTCAAATATCGAAATTATTGAAGAATCTAATGAATTGATAAAAAAGAATAGAACTTTTACCCCTAATCCAGATAATATTATTGCGTCAGAAACAAAAATCCAAGATTTGAGTATTGTGAATAATACGAACACGCTATTTTATGATAAAAAGATCGTTATATCTGGTGTTTTTGAACGTTTTCCAGTTAGAAATGATTTAGGTATTTTACTTAAAAATTATGGGGCTGATATAAATGGTTCGATTTCACGCAAAACAAATATATTTATAGTTGGGAATGATTGTGGACCTAGCAAATTACAAAAGGCATTAGAGCTAAAAGATAACAATATTAACATCCTTATCTTAGAAGAAAAGGAATTATACAGTATACTTGACTCAATAAATTAATAGCATACATAAATGGCAAAGAAAGAATATGTAAAACTTACAGCTGAAGGTTTAAACCTAGTAACTGTACTTAATTACAGTAGTATTGTGGAGATAAATAGCTTCTCTGGAAAAGAAGTATTTTTCTCCCAAGGTTTTCAGGGAAACGAATCGTTCCTTTTTCAAGCATTAGGCAACTTGGGTGCTTTTGCTAGAAATAAAGACTTAGATAAAGATATCTCTGTTTTAATCATAAGTAATAAGATTATTGATGAATTCCATGAGGGTATTATTGATCCTTTTATAGAAGATCTCGAATCAAAGCTCAATCAAAATAATTCACCATATAGGAGAGTTAAGCTTTTATCTGAAGATCAACTGATATGGTATCTAGAAAATAGGGCCAAGACCACGACTAGTAAACAGTTAACTGAAATAATTAAATTATATAAGGATAGTAAGAAAAATGTTAATCCAAGTTTATTCTGACATTATTCTATAATTAGATGAAGCAGCTTCGCATCGCGAGCTGCTTTTTTATTTTATACAAAAGTTTTAGGGTTAAAAATTATGTAATTTCAAAAATACTATGCATATTTGCATCGCTAAACAATTATTATTAATAGAGTAAGCAGAATATTGCCTACTTCTTATAGGCTTTTTTTATGCCTATACTTTAAAATATAGATAAAAGACGGTTGTCTTTCCCACTTCTTTATTATTCGAGTTTACTCGTTAGTAATGATTGTTTAGCGACACGGGAAATGGCAGCCGTTCTTTATTTCTGCCTAAATCGCTAAACAATCATTACAATGAAAACAAAAAAGAAACCCACCGAGCGAGCTTATGTCCGTACTGTAGGACAAATGAAGCAACGAGTAACCCCCAGTAATTTACAAGACGTAGGTCTTACCATCAGCCAGTTCCTGGATAAAATGTATGATCCCCAATACAAAGAAGAGTACTTCATGAAACTAGTTAGCCAGTCGAAAAATGAAACCTCTGTATTAGCGGATAACGATACGATGCAGGTATTTTTCTCTATTAAAATAAAGTAGCCGAATCATAAGGAAATCTTTTTAAGTATTAACAAACTAAAACAAATTACTTATGGCTATAGTTTTAGACACAAATGCCGAATTTACTCCGAAACTCTTACTCACAATTGAAGAACTACAGTTTAATAACAATGATTACTTGAATCTGTATACTTCTCATTGCGATAAGATAACGAAGCTACTGTTCGATTATGCAAACCTACAATCGGATCCGGAGTCGAAAAATAAAATATTCGACATGCTAAAATACACCCACGAAATACGTGAAATACTGGAAGTATTGAAAGCTCCTATTAATCCATAAACAACAAATTCAAAATGAAAGATAAGCAAACAAATAAAGGTTTAGACCTTAACGATAAAACTCCACTCGAAATCATCACTCTTTGCGGAAAAGTTAAATTTTCGACCGAGAAAACATTAGAAGTTCTCTCCGGATTACCAGACATTAAAAATATGGTGTCTTTGGAAGAAAATATTAATACTCCCGGAACGGAAGAATACAAAGCTTACCGATCGGGGATCTCCCAGGGTGACCTGGAGATTGAATCTGCCATGTATGATCAGGCAGCTGCAGGTGATAAAGATGGATACGAGTCTCTCACTAAAGCTCAACGTACCCGAGCCATCAACGACAAACTGAAAGATAGCTTCGGTCTGGGTGATGAAGAATGATTTTTGTATATTTGTCTAGACTTATTTACATACTTAATAAAGAACACTTCCATCTCTAGTTTGATGGAGGTGTTTTTTTGTTAGAAAAATATGAGAAAAAGATTAGTGAAAATTCTGTATTATATGCATATGTTTACCAATTCACTAATTAATAAATAATACAATGAAAAAACTATTCCTTTTTCTTATAGTAATGCTACTATGCAATACGATATCTTCTCAAACGGCGGTCAAATTTTATCCGGTTCAGTCGTTTGTAGGTGTTACTAAAAAAGACAATACGTACGCCAAGCAATCTATTGACAAAGACCCCAAACAATTTTTTATAGGGTATAATTCTACAAATAAAACATATGGGAGAGGGTATTTAGAATTTAATCTGTCAGGAATCCCTTCAGGAGCCACTATTAATTCAGTAAGACTACAAATGACATCTGTTATTGCATGGGATGCAAACTTTGAAGGAAAATTTAAAGTATTTACATGTCCGAAACTACAAGATGCTAATGATTTTGTTTGGAATTCATTAGTCGGAAATTCGGCTGGAGAAATTGGCGTGTTTCTTTTTTCTAAAGAAGGAAATGGGGCGTCCCTTTCAAATGATTTACTAAAAACAATAGCTAAAAACTCTATTGGTAAAAGTCTGTATCTATCAGTAAATCATAGTGATGAAAGTAAGATTGTCAGATTTACTGGTAATCCTTTGGATTTATACTTAGAAGTGACCTATACCACTCAAACGACTTCACCTTCAAAGCCCGAAGGGAATTGGAAAATAGATGGACCCCAAGAAATCTTTGTTGGTGACCAAGTTGGATATTATGCCATTGCAGATAAAGATTGGGAGAGAGCTTTATGGGAGTGGGATTCAAATTATTTTGAATTTAAAAGATATGATGTTTACCCACTTCAAGATGGTATTATTGTAGTTGCAAAGAAAAGTGTTTCATCTACAACTATAAAAGTAAAAGTTAAAGCAAAAGACCCCAAATATTCAAGTACAAACTATGAAGGTTATACGTCAGTAAAAATTAAACCTATACCTCAATATGTAGTTAAAACTAATGCAGGAAACAGATTATGTGAGAATAGTTCTGTTGTTTATCAAATAGAAGGTATTATACCAGAAGGATCGAAAATAACCTGGACTCCAATCTCTAACTTAACATATGTTTCTGGTCAAAATACCAATGAAGCCAGTTTTAAGGTAACAGGATCGGGTTATGCAAAGGTTCAGGTTGATGTTGATTATTTAGGGAAAAAGTATACTCAGACAAACTCCTCAGTGTGGATTGGTCAAGAAGCAAAACCAACGATAGGAGGTGATCTTGGCTCAAGTGGTTATGTTGCACCTAATAGTGAATATGTCTTTGCAAGCAGCATCGAAGGTATCCGTTACAGATGGGGATATGGGTCAGGTAACTCTTCTACTAGCAAAGAAACCGCCACTTTTTATACTACCATACGAACACCAAGTAAAGGACTCTTTAAAGTTACATTATCGGTACTAAACTCATGCGGATGGAGTGAAGTAGCAGTCAACAGTTACACCGTCAATGGAGGAGGTAAAGGTGACCCTGTCGGCCCACTTAAAAGTGCAATATCAATAGATGAAGAGCACTCTGAAGTAAAATCAGTAAAGATTTATAACTTATCTGGAATACTTGTGTATTCGAATGATGCTGTAAATGGTCATTTTGATATTACATCTACAGGTTTAACCAACGGAGTATATATCATAGAGAAATTTGACGGAGAAATTAAAACTTCAGAAAAAGTTATCCTGAATAAATAAATATATCCTTCATAAACTACGAAAAAAGCCTCTCATATAAATGGGAGGCTTTTTTGTCCTTTATACCCACGTAAAAACTACTGACTTTTGAAATAAAAACAAAAGTCATGATGTTTCCTACAGCTACATTTATACAAAATCCATTGATGCAAAAAGTCATTGGTGGAGTTTATGCTTTAGTTCTAGCATTTATAGCAGTTATTACACAGAATATACATAGTCTGGTATTGAGTATTTGCCTGGTTGTATTCTTTATGGTTGGTGATTTCGCCTCCGGAATATTTGCTTCCAGACGAGTACATAAACTAGGTATTGAAAGTTCGAAGCTTCGTTGGAGTGTTGCTAAATATGCAGTTTATTGCTTTTTTATTATCGGTACACTTGTAATAGGTGTTTTCCTTCACCTGATCGAATGTTTCAGTGAGGATGTAGACATATATACCAAATCTTCACTTTTAACTTACACCCTTAGTTTTATTAAGTTTCAAATGTATTTTGTCTCCTGGATAGAAGCTGTATCTATTGTCGAAAATCTACGATCTGTTTATCCCGAAAATGTATATATAAAAGGCATCCACTATGTATTAGTAGTTGATATCAGACGTTTAATACCTCACTTTTCGAGCTTCTTGAAAGAAGTTAAAACGAAAGACATTAATAATTTAAACCAAGAAGATAATGACACTGACACTAACAAATGAACATCTAAAGAAGATTTATCCCAATTCGACAGAGGGTAATAGGCTTAAGTATTTGAATTACATAATTTATTATGCTACAATATACGATATCAACACAATTGAACGTATGGCAGCCTTTTTGGCTCAGATCGGGCATGAGTCCGGACAATTGAGTGTAGTTGAAGAAAGCCTTAATTATTCGGCTGAACGGCTTTTTGCTGTATTTCCTAAATACTTTAAAACTCTGGACATAGCCAAAGAATATGCCCGGAAACCTCAAAAAATAGCTAATAAAGTATATGCAGACAGAGGTGGTAACGGAAAAGAGTCTTCCGATGATGGTTGGAAATATCGTGGGCGTGGACTCCTCCAGGTAACCTTAAAAGATAATTATAAACTATTTGACGAATGGGTTACCGATGTTCCGATGGGTTGTGACTTTATTGATAGTCCGGAGCTTTTAACGGAACCTCAATACGCTGTTTTATCGGCTTTTTGGTATTGGGATGTCAATAAACTCAATAGATATTGCACTCTCAAGGAAGAGGACTTTAGAAAGCTTACCAAAGCTATCAATGGTGGTTATAATGGTTATGCAGATCGAGTTAATATTTGGAAACGAGCTTTAAACGTACTAACACAATGAAAATCTATGTACTCATTATTTTATTTTTTATTGGGACTGGTTGCCGTAGTAGCCGTAATACTACTGATACACATATCAGTGACCATTCGAAAGAGAGTAAAAAGGAGGTCAGTAGTGAAACGATCTCCTTACAATCGTCAATGCTTACCATCACTCGCACCGCCACCGATACAAACATCAAAGAGTATTTTAGAACAACACTCTTTAATCCTGACGGATCAGTATCACAAGTACAAGAACAATGGAGGGGAACTCGACAAAATGAGTTATCTGATAGCTCTGGACGATCATCAAATATATCCCTGATCAACCGAAACGATTCAACATCTACCGAAATAGATACAGACATAGAAGTCAAACAAACCACACAATCACATACCGACAGCCGTCCTGTTCAAGGTATTGAATGGCTATATGTTGCTTGTGTCGGAGGTATAGTAATACTCATTATAATCATATTCGCATGGCCAAAGAAAAAAAAGTAAATATAAGTTCGTCCAATGCCGACGGATTGAGAGCTCTATATAAAATTTATAAAGATCAACCCGGTAATGAATCAGCTTCATGTGATGATTTTGTGCAATTCCTGTCAGTTACATCTCCGGATAGTACAATATTTCTTGATGCCTATTGTGATTGGGAGGCTGTCGATATGGGAGTGACCGTTGTTATTAAAGTAGATCCGAAATGATACATGTAATCCGAGAACCCGAAAACTTCAGCTTCACCGGCAACCCGATGATCTATGAAGTGGAGACAAGCTTCGATAGCCTTGAATTTGAGGTTCGTGTGGGTTCGCGATCCAAGAAGCTTAAACTGACAGCTTATCAGACAACCGAATATCATTCTTACCCCAATCGGGTACATCTTGATATCTCGGATATAGTCTTTTCCTTTATCGAAGATCAGACATTGACCATTACCAAAGGCGATATCATTCATACGGTCGAAAACTTTGCTTTTGATTGCCAAGTGTACATATATGATACCCTGCCTAGTGTATCGGCAATCAAAGTATTTCGGGGAGGTATCAGCAGCAAAGCCATATCCGGACTCGCTAAAGTAAACCGTAATATGTTTACCTACCGTCTCGATAATCCTGTATACAATCCATTATTCACCACCCGAACCAATGGGCATCATATCGTTTTGAGAGAAACAGAGCTGTACCCGATGGTATTTATCCATCCCGGTACTCCCGTTTCATTCGTGACTGTCAATGGTAGAATAATTACTCAGGCAGCATTGACGGCCGGCACGATCTGCTCGATAGACTTCGAAGCAGTCCGGCAAATGTTCGCTTCTCTTTATGGCGAGCTTCCGGCTTATATCGTAGTACAATTCGATCAGGAATTCAGTTTTGATCTGACTATCAAACCGGCTCAGATCTCGGAAGAACGCATTCTGTTACTATTCCGTAACTCACTTGGAGCATTCGAAGTAATGGAGGTCACAGGCAAATCTTACGATACACCTGAGTTCTCAGAAGAAAACCTCTGGAATACACTAAACGGTAATGACTATTTCGAAGAAAACCGAGACAGGCTAACCGTCCGCCATAAAATCGAAGCTGAGACGGGATTTAAACCCAAAGCTGAATTATACTTCATACAGGATCTTATCGCTTCAGATACTATCTACTGTATCGATGGTGATAATCAGTTCAGATGTCACGTAACGGTCGATCAAATTAAGATTGCCCGTAAAATGGTTTCACCGAATAGCATTCCCTTAGTGATTAGGGAGGTTACAGACGATCAGTTCCTAACACCGGAGATAGATTTAAGTTTTCCGGATAGCCATCCGCTATCGAATATCACCAGAGCTGCCGATGATCGTATAAATGGACTGGGTTTGATTTACGGAGATGATTATTTTTTATATAGTAATTAAAAACAAAGAAATATGACTTTAAAAACAATATCAGCAACTGACAAACCCTTTACGTCTGCTATAGGATTACAACCTATATGGTCCACTCAGAATACACAAGGACAAATACCTACACGTGGACTGGGAGCTGAAAACATAGTGAATGAGAACTTTTCTATTTTGGAGCAGGTAAAAGCTGACAAGGGAGGTTCTACTAAATCATTACAGCAAGTAGAGGATTTAGCCAATTTAGCTATTGATAATACAAGACAAATTGCCATAGATGGTACAATTAACATTCTTTTTACAAGAATAGGGTATATGCTTAATAGTGCCGGGCAACCTACCGTTAGTGGATGGTACGCCATAACAGAGCCGATTAAGGTAAATAAGGGTACATCTATATATTATTCAGGGCAAAATGGAGCCTCTGGTAATGCTCTAGTTGGGTATTCTGATATCAATTTGAATAATCCTGTAATCCTATTAGGATCGTCAGGAAATTACAATAACACGAATGTCATAACACCAAATGAGGTTAATTATATAATAGCCGGAGGATTAAGACCTGAATTTGTACCAACTCCAACTCCTATATCATTGAGGATAGATAGTGGATTATCCGGACTAAAAGAATCTACCAAGCTATTAACTAATAGATCTCAAACTCCATTTGTATATCTGAACTATATTAACGCCTCTGGAGTTGTCACAAGTAGTACCGATTGGACACGTACTTATTTTATTGATATTAATGCTTTTATGAATGCATATGTATGGGGGCATTCATCTGTATCCAATTTAGCCTATTATACCGATAGAGATTTAAGTACAAATATAACCGCCTCCAATATGGTTTTAGGTGCAGGATGGCATTTTATAGACAGATCAACTATGACTATACCTGCAAATGCTAAATATGTTATAATATCCACTTCTAAAAATCTGTCATATTTTCCAAATACTTATATCACTCTTAACACGATAGCTCAAATGCAATCAGATATAAGTATAAACACATCAGATATATCTACTATAAAACAATCTATGTCTGCCATAAACAGTACATCAAAATTTATGCACATGAGTTTTGATGATACAATCAATGTATTCGCTGATCTGACAGCCAAAGCAAGTACATACACTAGTATTTTTGATAATCCATTTTTTAAAGCAATAAAAGGGATCCATGATCGACATGGAATGGTATTTTCGTTTTATTGTTGGCTTGAATCTCCTACAGGATTTATCCTTTCAAATACAACTACCAAATTCGCAAATGAATTTAAAGCGAATAGCAACTGGATGAAATTTGGCTTTCATAGTAGAAATACAAGTACATCCTATGGTAATAGCATTACACCCGAAACAGCAAAGGCAGATTATGATAGCTTTATAACTTCTATAGTTGCCATTACGGGCGGTATTCAGTCGATTGATCGTGCTGTAAGGCTGCACAATTTCACAGGCGTATTAGCCAGTATGAAAGCAATGCGAGATACCAATATCGGTATAATAGGTTTACTTACGGCTGACGATTCTAGGGATAGTTATTTCTTATCTGTTGCAGATTATACGTATATCAATGCACATGACAGAATCATTGATACGGTAAACCACATGAGATTTTTCAAATCAGAAAAGAGACTCGAAAATGCTGCCAATATATCTACGTATTTATCTGATTTTCTAACACCATCATTCGCTAATATGTCAAATGATCTGGTTTTATTCACGCATGAACAGCAAATTTATCCTACAGTATCGGGAGTAGTTACTACTGCGATGGTCGATAAAATAGAAGCTTGTGCCAGTTGGGCATACAATAATGGATATAGGTTTGATTATCCGATGAATGTTGTTTTGCGATAAGTAAGAATTTATTGTTTGGGTTTGGGGTTACTTTCTCCTATTAAAATGTATAAGTTCAATTTTCGAAATAAGATGATTAATAGACCAGATAAACTAAAGCTTATGATACAAGCCAGTAAAGAAAGTATATATGGGTTAACGGCTAGGTTCTTAGTAAAATAATATACGAGATAAATAATCATCGGATGAAATAGGTACAAGCCGTATGATCCTTTTGATATAAAAGCATAAAAACCGGTGGTAATGAATTTAGTTGTCAAAAGATACGTAGCTAATAAATAGAAAAGAGTTCCTCCGGATAATGCAGATGAAAAACCTAACAACTTAGTAGACATTTTGAAAATAATACCTTCTTTATCCTCTAAATAAATAGAAAATAAGAATGAAGAGATACTTACAATTAATAAAAATACTATTGCGTATGTTTTTCTTAAGATTGGTATCAGTCTGCTTTTGTTGCATTGAAATTCATATCCTAAAAAGAAGAATAACAAATACGCCATAGTTGCTTTTAATACAAAAAAGGAAGGGAAGAAAGATGCAATCAGAAATAAACAAAAGAAGAATATAAAGTTGTAAATAAAATTTAGTTTAAAAATATATTTCTCGAAAAAATTGAAAATGATTGAAATATTAAACAAAGCCAGTACATACCAAAGATATCGAGGATTTTTACCAAGTAAAATATTTTCAATATAATAGTTTAATACGGGTACATCAACAATCTTCATATAATAAATTAACGGTGTTATAATGCAAGTTGCAAAAAAGAAATATGGGATTAGTAGCCTCAGAATTTTATTCTTAATGAAAGGCTTTTGTTGTTTATATTTTCCAAGTGTTCTTTTTCCATAAAAATATATTGCTCCGGAGACAGCTATGAAAAGAGGCATATGAAAACTGTAGATATATTTTGTAATAATATCCAAAACAGATGAAGAAATTAAAGGTCGAATAGCAGCAGCTTCAGTGTAAAAAAAAGTTGAATGACCGATTACAACTAATAGTGAAGTGATAACTTTTACGCAGTCCCAGTCTTCGAGAATTTGTTTTTTGCCTTCCATTTAAATAAAATATAAAGTTTCGTAAGATGATTTGAGTATTCAAAGATAGATTATAAATATCAATAATAAACAAGTTCGAATTAAAATACACCCTCATGGTTTGTTATCAAACTATTTGCCTGTTGAATATCATGAGGGGTATATTTATCAGTCATCTGGATATCAGAATGCCGTGCCTGATCTCTCACTGTAATTACATCATGTGTTCTCAACATACTTGTGATCCCTGTATCTTTCAATGAATAAAACTGATATTTATCAGGAAAATTTAAATCTTTTCTAACATGATATGCCCAAAAATCAGTGAACTGTTTTTCGGATTTACGAAGCTTTCCAGGTTTGAAGTTCTCCGAGAATAAATAATAAGTATCCGGATAATCAAATATATTTAGATCCAACATCAAATGTATCACTTTCGCAGTCAAGGTAACTGTACCTCCTACTCCATTCTTTGAACTCTCTTCAGGTATATATAATGTCTGATTTTTTATCGAGATATCAGATATTTTAATAAAACTCATTTCTTTACGACGAACAAAACAATAGTGCATAATATAACTGGCCAGAAGAAAGTATTTATTTTTCTCACTCAGGTAATCATGTAACCTAATAACGTCTTTTTCGTCAATAATTGTGCGTTGTTTCTTTAGTTTTCTTTTACTAAAGGATGCTATTCCTTCAGCTGGCTTTACTTTCACATACTGATGTTCTAATAAGAAAGTCCCAAAAATCCGGACAAATGTAAGATAGTTGTTACGTGTACGAGCAGAGTTCTGTCTACCGATATAAATGTCTTCAAGGAACTCCATTATAAATGCTCTGTCAAATTGATAAATATAAGTTATAGGAATTTTCCTGTCTCTATTCCAGTTTTCAATATTACGAAGCTGCGAAATGTAGGACCTATAGGTATCTTCTCTTAGCAGACCGTCATTCAGCTGTTTCATTATATGCTTTTTGTAGTGTTCGCAAGCCTCTGTGAATGTTTTGTATGATTTCTCATGCTCTGCTTCAATCCAAGGATTCCATCCGCTCTCAAGCTTGGGGATAAGGCGTTTCAGAAAGCTGTCGGCGTACCGGCGGCGATCTCCTATTTTTTCAATATGATTGAGCTTGATTTTTTTTCTACGCATGCCTCCCCTGGATGGATCGTAAGCCATAAACCCAATGTACCATTCTTTTCCGGTATAGAGCTTAGGCATCGTAAAACTCTTGATCTCTTCTATTGAAGAATTTTGCTTTTTCTGAAGTAGGTCCAT